GCCATATCCGTGCGGTACCTGAACATATGTTCGTGCTGGTCAATCTTGTTTTGACGCATGGGAGACATGAGTCTGAGGTCTTCTTCCCTGTTCTGCTGCTGTGCTCGTGTCGTCATTTATACTTTACGGGATATTTTTTCAAAGACGTATCTGAATCGTGGACAATGTACACCTTCCAGATAGGTTCTTTTTGAATTGAGGCGTTACCAAAGATTTATATAATATCTGCATGTATCATACAATGTACATTCTCGGGACAGCAAGTAACCGTTTTGTGCGTGCTATCCGAAATCGGGCTGGTGGCGTGACGTACGTGGCTATGCCGGGGGCAGTGGTCGGAGATAGCGATGAGATTCGTGGCGAGCGGATTCATATCGTGAGTAACCAACAACTTCGTCAGATCATTCGCGCCACACCCTTTAAAGCCCCGTTTCTTTGTACCAGTTTTGTCACAGACATGAGTGGTTTGTTTAAGCGTCTAGAGCATTTTAACATGCCCATTGGTCACTGGGACACGAGCAGGGTCACAAACATGAAGGAAATGTTTGCAGAAGCACTTTCCTTTAACCAACCAATTGGGGATTGGGACGTCGGCAAAGTAATGTATATGTCGGAAATGTTCGAGAACGCCTATTCCTTTAATCAACCCATTAACCGCTGGAATGTAAGCAACGTGATCGATATGGACGAAATGTTCGCTTATGCAACGTCCTTTAACCAACCGATTGGGGATTGGGACGTCGGCAAAGTAATGAATATGTCGGGAATGTTCCGTTTTGCCGAATCCTTTAGTCGACCCATCAACCGCTGGAATGTAAGCAACGTGCTCGGTATGTCGGCAATGTTCGAGAACGCCTATTTCTTTAACCAGCCCATTGGGGACTGGAATGTCGGTCGTGTTACAAACATGTACCGAATGTTTGCAGTGGCAGAATCCTTCAACCAACCAATCGGGGGCTGGAATGTCAGCAACGTGATCGATATGGAAGAAATGTTCGCACGTGCAACGTCCTTTAACCAACCAGGCATTGCCAAGTGGGACCGCTTGTTGAAAATACCACTCTCACGCGTATACGACATGTTTGAAGATGCCCCCCTCGCCGAGGCTGCGTATCAAGCCGGTGTGGCTGCAGAGGGCGATCAACTCACACGGGCCTTCACATCGCGTCGCTACCGGCTGCACCCCAATACAAACGCCATCGATCCCGTGACGATGAACCGAGTACCTTTGAACGATGCGCGGGTAATTGCTGGCGATGTGGTGGGCAAAAATGCACAAATTCGCCACATCTTTCATAAACATACAATAGACGCCATGGCAAAATACGGTGGGGGGACGTTGCGCCATCCGTCGACGCGCGCCGTGTTTCTACCGCAGCACGTTGTCCCGCTACGTGATGTCCTTCATGCGAACGATGCCGCCATCTATAACCGTGTCGGGATCAATGAGCGGACGGTCGAAGACGTGCGGAAGAATGCGAAAAAAGCCAAAAAAAACACAAAGAATGCACGCTAACAGACAGGCAGTCGTGCTAGTACAACACCCAGGATACTTGTGACGTTTTGACACGCTTGGTTTTTCTATATTCGTATTGTAATGATCTATTCCACAGCCTCAATCTCAGTTGGTATTCTCCTCCTAACGATTCTCATTCTGCGCAAGAATGGTCGTGTTTGGACAAAAGGAGACACCTATTTCCTTGAACCGTCGGCAAATTCACCGTCAACCAGCCAGGCCCTTCTCGATCCGTACTCGCTATCCCACGTCTTGCACGGCTTTGCATTCTACGCACTGTTCCACAGGCTTTCCCCGGAGTCCAATTTCCTTGCGTCACTGGCCCTCGAATCGGCATGGGAAGTCGTTGAGAACTCATCATTCATCATTAACAAGTACAGAGCAAACACAGCGTCACTGGATTATTACGGGGATAGCATTCTCAACACCGTTGGTGATCTGATGAGTATGGTGGTTGGCTGGTTTATGGCAAAACATCTCCCAGTCCGGTCGTCCATTGCCGTGTTTCTGGCAATCGAGCTCCTCATGCTCGGGGTGTGGAAGGACAATCTCTCGATGAACGTGATCATGCTGCTGTACCCCATTGATGCAATCAAAACGTGGCAACTGAAAGCCATGAAATAACAGGTTCAGACGTACATCACGCGGGCCGCTGAGGGACTGATCTGTAGCACGTTGTAGTACAGTGCAAACACCTTGAACTTGAATCGAGGCACCCCCGGAGAAACAGTGGCAACGATACTGGCCTGCGTCAATCCTGCAAAGTCGGCTGAGCCCGTATTGGCACGGTCGGTCATGCGCAAGGCGAAGGAGTACACCCCAGGCGGACCAGCATAGGAACGAAACGTGTACAGATACGGGTGCATCAATTCGTAATACGCGGATGACATCGCAGCGTGCCGCTCCTGTCTGTTAAACATCAGATATGCTGATTTCAGAGGCCGCTCCAGGTAGGTAAACAGCTCATTCGTGTCCTCGGGGTACGCGACCCAGACCAGCCCTTTGACAGGGTAGCGAAGAGTTCCCAAATTCACGTTAAACACGGGGGTATCCTGTATCTCACCCCCAGAATCCACGACAAAACTCCTGGCGTCCGAGTCAACCACGCTCTCGAACATCACCGTCGTTCCTCGAAGTGCCTCCGCCGTCTCTGCAGCATCCAATTCAATGTAGTCCACCAACACCTTCACCTGAATCCCCGGGTCGGTCGGGGTGTGCGCAGATAAGACAGACGGAGACTCCCATTCGATGTCCAGAAGCAAATCCGCTCTGGTGATGGCCTGCAGTGGCAACGGGGCTCTCGTCCTTCCCGGTCTGCACGACAGGAATCGGAGCGGGATGTGCAGCGTATGCGATACATTCATGGGCAACGGTGTGCGACCGACCATTCTATCCAGGCCCTGTTCGTGTGACGCGCTGGTGTACAGAATGTCATACAAATCCAACCACAAACGCTCAATGTTGTGAATCTCCTGGTCATTAAGAAGTAATCTGATTCGCCGAAGCAACGTATACCCCACGCATTTCGTCCACTTGGCACCCGCAGGAGCACCGGGGACAGCAGGCAGGGTGATTTCCAAGTACATCTCCGTCATCAACGTGCCGGACTTGGGGATTTTGATTTGTGTTCGAGTCGTCGGCGCATACTGCATGTCAATCTGTTCCGTCCACGCTGCAAATGGTGTTGTTCTTTTGTACCGGATCACGAACGGACTCCAACAGGGCCCCCGGAGCATACATTCCTGCGGTCCGACGGCAGCAAGCTGAATGATAGCGCCTGAGCCTGGTGTGGACATCTCTACTGTTCTGTTACATGTTTTTTTTGACGAAAAGCAACGCTTGCGTCTTGCCCGAGGAATAGTGGACTTGGGCGCTCTCCTTTGAGAACTCGAACGAAAACGGATCGACTCCAGAGGCATCCAGAGGAAGATCAAAACGGGTCTGCACAACGTCACTAATGTTACCCATCGCCTTCATGTAGTCGGGCCACGATTGCACGGTGACGGGGGGCGATGCAAAGTGGATTGTTAAGGTTGTCTTGGGCTCCTTTGCTCGGGGCTGGTGTCTCCCCACAGCACCATCAACGTACAAATCCTCACCAATCCGACACGGACGGAACAATAGGGGAATGCCACACGAACACCGAAGTGCTCTGATCAGGGACATTGTGGGGTGCGTCTCGTGGGACCAATACTCGATCCTCTGCTTCGTCAGGTTGCACACGCAAATGTACAACGTCTTTCCCGTCGATTCGTATAAATCCTGTAACGTCATCTCGTGGGAAACCGATAAAATACGGCGAATAAAGCGAACCAGAGACAGCCCGTGATCCAAGCCAAACCCATTTCTACACTCCATTTCCGGGCGAAGAGGGTATTTGACGATTCTATTCATCATCCCCTTGCACGGACGCCCAAGCATCAGGCCAGCACACAACAAGGCCCCAACAGATGTCCCGTGATAGGTATGCACACGAGTCAACAGACCTTCTCGTTGCAGCGTTTGGAGGGCACCCAGAGCAACCATTCCCCGGGCACCCCCGCTACCGATCACCAGCTCCGTGATGTGCATGACTTAACAAATTGGCTTGTCTCTCGGTGAGGTCTTATATGCCATCTCTAACATGTCCTGGTAACGCAGCGATGAAAACAATGACCAACCCTGTCGTGCACACTCGTCTTGCAGCCAATGGAACAGGGACAAGACGTCTTCGCCGTGGTAATACTGGAACTCTTCCTCCGTTAATGGTGACTGAATCGCGGGAATGTATGCTTCTACCTCGTCACTGTCGAGATCCTCAACACACACACTATCACCAAGTCCTTCGAACAATGTATCCATGTCAGTAGGCCGCAACACCTCTGCTTTAAGCCTGTCTAATTTTGTGTAATCATGAGTTCACACACCTGCTGCTGCTGTCAGTACCAGGTGTGTGAAAAGTTTTTCGGGAGATCGAGATTAACGAATAGCAACCGTCTCGTATTTCTTCAACGCCTTCTCAAAGGTTGGGGTGGGCCAGAACGTCTCGTTTTTCTTGTTCCTGATAGCCTTCATAGCGTCATCAGCACTGAGGTTATACTTGTACATCATGTACGCAGCCACAGTGGTCGCCGAACGCTGCATGCCAGCTCTGCAGTGCACCAACACACCCTGACCACGCTGCAGCACAGAATCGATGGCCCGCACCACCACCGGAAAGTGTGAGAACATCACGTCATTGTTGCTCGGGTGGTCGTCAACGGGTATCCTGTACTCATCCACACCGTTCAACCCCAGAAAAGGAATGTTCTTCGAGCAATCCACCACAAAGCCGATGTCGTGTTTCCTGAAAAAATCCGGGTTCTGCGAGTCTCCTTCCGAGCCGATCCAAAGACCCTGCAAAATCTCCTTGGCCGGGAAATAACGGGGCATTACTAGTAGGGTCGGATAAAAAAATCGAATTATAGACATTTTTGCTCATGCTTGGGTTAACATGAGCATCCCGAAACGAAAGGCAACCTCCAACTCATCCAGGCATCGCTCCATTTGCCTTGGTGTCCAGTAGTCGGCTTCCATATTGATATCGTCCATGATGGCACCGGGGGACGGAATGTTGTTGTAGTACAGGCTCTCGTCCAAAAACCATGACGGGAGAACTGGACGTGCAGAGCGGGCAATCTGGACACCGCCACCGGCAAGATGTGCCAGGACAAAGGCGTAATAATGTGCCACCAACATGTCTCTAGTTCCCGGGGTTGTCTGCAGCGCTTGGAGATACTCCAAATACACCGTCGTATCACCCCGGTGCCTCCAGTCGACGTCCAGAGACAACAGGTCCTCAGACAAACGGTCTGCCAAACTCTCCGTCGGTGTGGGCATGATCGGGTCCAAGACAACGTGTACCTTCTGTCGTCTCACTAAATACGACGTAAAATGGTCTTGGTCTCTCCACGACACAGAGACCTGACGATTAAGCTGTGGCGTGGAGTGTAACGATATGGCGCGCTCTCTGAGATGCTGGCTGAATTTCATACTCATTGGCACATATATTATTAATTGACAGATGTCCAGTCTGTAGGGTAGCCCATCATCCATTCGTAGAAATTGATGTTTGGCCTCCCACATCTGAGCTTCGAAGGCGTCTGTTTGATAAAGCGTAATAGCGTACATAGGTGCTTTACAGAACGTTTGGTGAGGACCTGGCAGCCGTGAGTTTGTGCACAGGTAAGTGTTGGGAACCCCTTCCGGTGCACCTTTTCCGTCACAAGGGGAGATGACAGGTTTCCAGGGGCCGACGTTGCAGGGCGCTCATACAGAGACGGATCAACGACAATCTCCGGGATGAGATGGGTTTGGGGGACAATGCTCTTTTTGTACCGGGTTCTTTCCGATCCGGTGGCGGTTATCTCACCCACGTCGCCCTTACCGTCGCGGGGTAGCTGGACACTCTTCGAGAACTGGATGCTCTTCATCAGATTGGCCTGTGCAAGTGTATCGATCTGCCCCCCTGTCCAGAGATGTAGAAAACCCAGACGCGTTAAATCGGGAATCACACTGTTGCCAAGGAGTTTGACGCGAGCCGGAGGACACTGTTGCATGCTCATGGTTGTCGGGATGGTTTTCCAGGAGAAGGGAGGCGTCTGGGCATATGGGAGATCTTTGGGACAGGATGGTCTCGTCATCAGGATGTAGACACGGCTCCTGCTTTGAGGACATCCAACGTCGTGACCGTGCATTACAACATATCGAGCGGTTTTGAACCCTATTTTTGAGAATGCATCCATAATGTTTGCGAAATCAGAGGCGAATGCGGGGGTGATGAGGTTCTTGTGATTTTCCAGAAAAACCATCTTTGCCCCACTCTTCTTCACCACCCGCACGACGTCGTATATCAGGTTCGATTGGGGATTTTTGAGCCCCTGACGATTCCCCAGCGGACTAAACCCCAAACATGGAAACCCCGCAGTCACAAGGTCTGCCTTCGGGGGGGATTTGAGTGTCCGAATGTCGTCATGAATCGGGGCCGTGGGCAGTTTGCCGTTCTTCATCAGGGCCGTCAATGTTATTCTCGACGCAGGCTCAATGTCGCAGTACATGACGGGGGTAAAACCCAGTGGATGTAGTGCCACACTCATCCCTCCTATACCGCTAAACAGGTCAATAGCCTTCATTGTCGTCATGGTACCAGAAGGAGAATAATTTAGCACTGTTTTTGCGCGTTTAATTTGACAAGAAGTTGTACGTGACCAGCTGCTTTTCTCCCTTAATGGATGCATTCACGCCTCGATCGAGGGGTGTATACATCTGCGACGCATCCTGGTAATACTGTAGGTACTGCTTGGTTCCTTCTTGCACCTGGCTAGATACAATGTCCAGCACAATGGCATCCAGACGCCTGATCTCCTCCATATTGGGGTCATACACATTGTCAGCAAAGGCCTCGTACACGCTGCGCATGATTTGAATCAACTCAACGTCAGATTGCCTGTCGATGGCATGTCCCGTCCGCTGCCTCACCAGGTAGAACAGCGAGTTCTGGATATCGTTCACGTTGTCAACCGTGAAATAGATCTTAGACAAGGGCGTATCGCATTGACGGAGCATCGAGGTGGCTTCTCGCAGGTAATTCTCCACGTCTTGGACTGTTGTTTGCGTGCACATGACATACCATGTGGTTTTTTTCTTCAGGGTCGTCCGAGTCGCCGTAGAAGAACCCCCTGTCCTCCGTGTCCAGACACCAGTGTAGTCTGGAGGGGTGCCACGTGATCCGTATAAACTCTTCCAATGACTCCTTCCAAAAACAACGGGCCTTGTACCTCTGCAGAATCCGCAACAAATCGATGCGAGGAGCACCGCCTTGCTGTAATCGTGCTCTCACCTGGTGGTCAGTAATCGTTAACCACACCGGCCAACCAGTCTGTCGGAGCATGTCTGTCTTGTGCCGGACCGAGTGGAGATTCACGGCGCATACGTTCTCCGCATCCGCCCAATGCCACCGGTAGTCTTCGTCGATAAACCCCAATAACACGTCCGGCACGTACACCCTGGTCCAACGACCACCGATGCTGATGCCCGCACACACGCTGGGGTACACGATGCCGGTCTCCACCACCTGCTCTGGCGATTGGAGTGTACACAACGGCACAAATGAGCTAAAAAAGTTACACTCGTCGAGATAACGAATACACGATTCAAAGATTTTCATGGTGATGACAACGACCCAATCTGTAAGCGTCTTTAAGCGTCCCACGTTATTGGAAACTCTATCAAAGACGAGACATCAATGTACGGATCATTCGGGTGCCCCGGAAAGAACCCCTCGTATCGAAGCACCATCTCAGCATTCAAGCCGATGACAATACCCTCCAGTTTCCGAATGCGCTCTGTTGCCTCCGCATCAGCCTCATTGTAGAGATCAATCAGATCGCTCAACTTCTGCTTGTAAATATCAACTTCCACCTGCCGTCGTATCTTCACATCCTCCAACTCTTCGCGATAAAACGTTACATCCTTTTCAAGCTTACTGATTGAACGCTTACTCATCATGCGTTATTCCGTGACGTGCGTTGCGAGACAAAAACGAAGCGTTCCGAGGTTGGCGATCGAATACTGCAACACCAGTGGGAAATCTTTTTTTATGAACAAGGTGAGCACATTTGAGAGTGAAGAAGCCCTGGTGAAGAGAGACAAATATCGGAGACTGTAAATGGCTTCTTCGACAGATTCTCCAGTTGTTTCCGTCACACTCATACACCCGTCAGATTCACCTATGCTCGTGTGTTGCCTTGCAAAGGTCCCGTCACAAACGAGTTGTAACTGTGACCCGTGAATGCTGATTGTCATATACTCCCCCAAATTCGTCATCTCCCTGCACAGTCGCTGAAAGTATACGCTGGGCAACGTCAGGACACGATCGAATGTCACGTCCGGAATGTTAAAGTTCTCCGAATCGCAATCCAGCAACTTTAGAGCGTATTGTGTCCTGGCGTTCTTCTCCGCGTTTTCTATCACCAGCCCCAATTCGTACGGCGTTTCCGATTCCATAAAGATGGTAATTGTATCGTGCGATGATGCCGTTTTGAGCAGTTTCCAGATGCTCGACATGTTGATGCCCGTCACAACCGTGCCAGGGCAGTAAAACTCGTCAAACTGGTCTGCATCCAAACGCATGTGGATCAGAGCACACCGCGCACCGTCCATTGTCAGGATTTTAGCTCCACCACCCTCACCCTTCTCATCACGCGCTTCCCACGTGACGTTGGTGTCGTGCACGATGTGGTATAAACACTCAAACAGACTTCGCAACGCCCCGCCTTGGACGGTCTTGGCGAAGAGCGTGTACTCTTTGTCTGAATCCATCGCGGACAATGCACAGTTACATTCGTCGCAGTGTGCAGTTTCTTTAAATGCCTACGAAAATGAGGAAAACTGTGTCGGATTCACAGTCTCGTCGTCATCCAGACTTGTGTACGCCAACTCTCCAGCACCGCCTTCCCCCAGTACGGTGGCATACGCTTCCAATGGCAACCTGTTTTCGTACTGCTGCAGCCACTCAAACGCTTCAGTGCCCGTCTTAATCCCCCCTGGCGTCACAACCGAAGGCACAGCATGGATGGAATGCCGGGGTGCCTGCTCGTCGACGTTGTACAGATGCACATCCTCCAGCTGCAGTCTCCTGATGATTTTGACAAACCGGATGCTGTTTGGGCATTGCTGTGACACGTACGCGACAATCATTAGTGCTTCCCGGGAAAATTGTATACCCGGTTCGACGCGCGCGAAAAAAAACTCTGTCATCACACCATGTACGACCGAATCATCGTCAAAAAGATCATCGCGGATATTCAGAACGGAGCCGTCAATCCACAGAGTGCCATGAGTCTCATCAAAGCCGTCGTGAAGTATACAAAGGGTAACGAAGACGCCGTGGTGGATATCCTGGAAACGCTCCAGAAAGGCCCAGATGGAGTCTCCGGGACCTCTGACGACATTCCAGAGAGCACCCTGGAGATTGTCAGGTTCATGCTCGAGCACGACGTGGTTCGCGAACTGGTCGAGGAACTCAGGAAACGGGTCATTACATGGTTTCCGTGTCTAAAATAATCTAGTTTTACATCAATGTACCTCGGGTCGTTAATGATTGAAGCATTGGTTGTCGGTGCCGTCTTGGCCGCACTGCTCACTGCCAGTTCCATCCTGTATCCCATCACCGGACCACAAGACGCTGCCTATACGGGATTCATACTCGGGATGATTGCCCACCTGGCGTTTGAGCTCACAAAGGTCAATTCATGGTACTGCTCGTCCGGTGCAGCCTGCAGTGCTTAAAGAAGCCCATCCCGTTTCATTTTTAACAGGACACTTAAAGAGCCTCTATGTACACATTTTGGCAAGATACCAAGATGTCTACATTCAGTCAGAGCCAGAGCCACGTCGACCCAACCATGGAAACCACCCAGACCAATGAGTCCGTCACCGAACAGTCATCAGGCGTTACCACCCAAATGCCCGAAGTCAATGATAACGAGTATTATGCCGGTATGATTGACGCCCAAATGACCATCACCCTCTCCAAGAACAAGCAAGTACGAGTCGTCCTGGTGTCCAGCGATGCCCGTATTGCCGAGCAAGTCTCTGCCAAGTTTATGCCGTCCCGCATCACCATTGTCAAGAGGCCGCAAAAGAAGGACGTGTGCACGATTCTCTTCCTTGGAGAGCAGAGCAGACCGTTGCTGGAGTTTGCCATGGAACACTGCAAACTCAAGAAGACCATGGCCCAGAAGACCTTCGACTTCCTGGAGGGCAAGATTGACATGTCGTTGATGACAGACGTCCTCAAAGAGCCACTCAACGAGAATGTCGAAGACCTGACGCTGGACTATGCTTCTGGTATGTTCGATGTTCGTGGTATCGTCACCATGCCAGTACCCGCAACCGAGACGACCAAGAGGAAGCGAGGAAACGTCAAGCTCGTTGTGCCCAAGGCCGAGCAGTTCCTGGTGCCTGCCCTCCAACGTGTGCTGCACGGCCGCGTGAAGAAGACCAGCCCATGCAGGTTGGTCTACGAGAACAGGGACATGATCGGGACCCTCAAGAGCACCGTGGCGAATCACGTCAGGGCCAAACGCCAAGACCTCATGATGCTCGATTAAATGATTGGTGGTGGCCAGTTCCACTCGTGCGTACACTTAAAGACTTTTATATTGTCACCCCTGTAACACACGAATCATCATGCTTTGTCGCCAACAACAACAACGTCAACTCAAAAAACCGTACAAATCGACGGTGGCACCCGATCAGGAAGATGCCGCACCCTTTGATCACGAGGAAGAAAACCCACAACCGATGGATATGGAAATCATGGAGCACGACGAATGGAACGAAGAACAGTGCTCCTTTACTGACGATGACGACGACGTGAACTATGATGCCACCTCCATGACAACCGAACCAGACCTCGATCTCAGCAGCAGTCTGCAAGGCAGTCCGGTATTCAAAAGTTACGGAAAGAGCGTCTTTGTAGAGCCCGCATCTCCGCCAGGTGTCCCCATCGGGCTGGATGATGATTCGTGGATCGTTTAATTCCGAATAATCTTATCCTCTGCCGAAGTATGACGCCGCAGCAACAGCAACAGCAGCAAGAAGCCGAACTACACAACGAGGTTGAGATGCAATCCCTCTCCGAATGTGGATCGGACGCCGGCCAAGAACTCGAATCCGAAATTGAGTCCGAATACGATGACGACAATCCCATGATTTCAACCTCTGGGGAAGCCATTGCAGACATTGTACACGACGTTGCAGAGGACATGGCTGCAGTCTCCGGGGCGCTGTATACCAGTCAGGGCGAGACCATCACCGACGTCCTGGCAGGTATTCGAACAGCACTCAACCAGATGAACAAGATTGTGTACAACAAAATGCAAAAGTAAGTAACGAATTTACAGGGTCCGCGCGTACCTGGAGCCAAACCGGTTGACCATGCCCAAGATCTCCGCATTGTGGATGTGCTCGAACCCAGCAGGCAGCCTGTACCGCAACCCCTTCCTCGATGAGACGGGTGCCCCGGTATCCGCCCGAACCGGCCACGACGCCACGTACGTTGACCGAAGTGTCGACAATTGGTATTCAAGTGCAACATACAACGCCAGAGATGCCCAGAAAATATCACCTTCCAACCCAACACTACGCCTCACACCTCGAAGAGCAGTCTCAATGGCCTCTTGGAGACGTGATCGCAGAATCGGCTTTTCAAAAGCAGGGACCCTGGTCTTGGGTGTGGCTCGCAACAAACGCCCAAGACTCGTAAACCTGCTCAACCTAGAATCAACCATCGAGCGCAGACTCCCCGAAACAGCAAGACGCTCGACAGACAACGTGCTTTTGCCCCGGTACTGTTTCTTCAGCATCTCTGCCAACGGAAGCAGACTCTTGCTGGCCCGATGGAGATGGTCATCCATTCCTTGTTTTTGGTACGTCTCCCATGCACTGCGCACCCTCCTAAAATCGGCAGCATCCCCTCCTTTATTGGGGTGCGTTTTGAGGATCAACTTCTTGTACTTACGAGCAATGTCGTCATGCGTGTTTGCATCTGTAACGCCCAGAGCAGTTCTCCACCCTGACATTATATACACATACATAGATTTTTACTTCCACCTTAAAGGGATGATTACCACGTGAACCCTCCAAAACACACACAATGGACGTCTACATTCTCACATGGTCAGCCAGGGACACTGATAATCGTTTTGAGATTCATGGCTTTGGAAAGACGCTCAACGGGGAAAGTATCGTGTGTCGTGTGGTGACCAAACCGTACCTCTTCGTCAAACTTGCAGGACTATCCCTCCCCCGCCGACGCACGTTTCTGGATGACGCAGAAAAACAGTATGCGACAGTCGGACATCTGTGCTCCCTCGTCACCAAGAAAGATGCATGGGGGTACTCCAAATCATCAGACAACTTTGCAAAACTCGTCTTCGATACCCAAAGAGACCAGAAACGGGCAAAAAAGAAACTAGGATACGATAAATACGAAGTCTACGAGGGGAACGTTGATCCAGTCGTGCGTCTTTGCCACGATCGTCGAATTGCTCCAGTGGGATGGATTCGGATTCAGTCGTCCGTGAAAGGAACACTCTATTTCGGCGCAGATCTCGAGTTTGTTGTACCGGAACACCGTGTGTCACCGTCCACCCAAACAGCCATACCCCCTCTGGTCGTATGCAGCTGGGATATCGAGGTGTACAGTCACGACGGCAACTTTCCTAGCTCGGCGCACCCGGAGAACTGCATCATCCAAATAGCCAGTTCGTTCCAGAGACTGGGGGAATCGCAACCCTATTGCACAACCGTCATCTGTTTACACGAAACAGCGGAAGTCGAGGGCGTTGACATCATCTCCGTAGACGACGAGGCGGGTGTCCTCATCGAATGGATAGAACTTTTGCGCAAACACAATGTCGACATCTTTCTGGCATACAACAGCTGGCAATTCGATTGGGAATACATTATCGGTCGCCAGAATGTCCTGGAAGAACTCATGGGCGATACCGAAGTGGCCAAACACCTGCGACTGATGGGCAGGGGAGGACCAGAAGCGGGTACTGCCAGAACCTGGGAACTCAACAGCGGTGCATACGGACAGAACAACTACAGCCTGATTCGGGCCCCAGGCATCCTCGATCTCGACCTGATGCAACTGGTGAAACGAGAACATAAACTGGAGTCGTACTCATTGAACAACGTCTCCCTCAAATTCCTCAACGATTCCAAAGTGGACCTGCCAGCCTACCAAATCTTCCAGAAGTTTGTGCAAGGACCGGCAGAACGGGCGGAAATTGCCACGTACGCAGCTCAGGATGTACTACTACCTCTCCGGCTGCTCACGCGTCTCAACATCTTCGAAAACCTCACACAAATGGCAATCGCAACGGGTGTGCCGGTGGAGTATCTCTTATCCAGGGGCCAGCAGATCAAGGTGTTCTCCGTCATCCTCAAACAGGCCAAAGACATGGGCTTCCTCCTACCAGACGACAAGAACATGACCATCACCGGGAAATTCGAAGGGGCAACCGTGCTCGACGCCAAAAAGGGAGTCTATTACGACCCCGTGTGTGGACTCGACTTCGCCAGTCTGTACCCCTCCATCATGAGGACGTACAACCTCTGCTACAGCACCCTCGTCATCCCGGGCAAAGACCAACCGGAGAACGTGTACACCGTCGACACAGGACTCGGCGTGTACACATTCTCCCAGGACGAAAAGGGTATCCTTCCAACGCTCCTCGAAAACCTCGCAACGTGGAGGAAAGACGCAAAGAAGAAGATGGCACTCTGCAAGAAACAAGGCGACACCTTCGGGGAATCTCTCTGGAACGGTGCTCAGCTTGCATTCAAAATCACGATGAACAGCGTGTATGGCTTTACAGGAGCATCGAGAGGATTCATGCCATGCGTTCCGATTGCCGCAGCCACCACGGCCACAGGCAGACGGCTCATCGAGGAAACCAAACAACTGTGTCTCGAAATGGTCCCGGGAAGCGATGTGGTGTACGGCGACACGGATTCTGTGATGGTCCGTTTCAAGGTCCCGGACGAACACATGTACGATCTCGCGTACCATTTTGAGGTGGCTGAGAACGTTGCAGCGCGTATTACTGCTCACTTTCCCGGGTGCATAGAGCTCGAATTCGAGAAGGCGTATTATCCATATATGCTCTTCTCAAAAAAGCGTTATGCAGGCCTCATGTTCACAGATCCCACGAAACATGACTACATAGATGTCAAAGGGATTCAAATTGTCCGCCGCGATAATGCACCAATCGTGAAGCAGGTGAGCCAGTCAATCCTGGACGCCATCATGTACGAAAGGTCAACGGACACGGCCATCACCAAGGCCAGGGAATGCGTTCGACGGGTGTTACAAGGAGAAGAACCAATTGAATCATTCGTCGTGAGCAAAACGCTGCGGGGATCGTATGCCAATCCCAATTCCCAGCCACACGTACTCGTTGCCCGCAAGATCCAAGAACGAACGGGAAAAGTCATCCAAAGCGGTGTCAGAGTCCCCTACGTCTTCGTCATAGACAACAACATTGATCAACTCATCAGTCAACGGGCAGAGGACCCGGACTACGTTGTCGAACACAACATCCCTCTGGACTTTGTGTACTACATCGATAACCAGCTGACAAGCCCCATCAACGCCCTTCTCGAACTGCTCGTCAAAAATCCCATGCTGCAGATCCTCGGTCACAAGGATGTTGCTCCACTTCTGGAGAAAACGCGCCAAACACGAGGTGATCAGATCAAAATGACGAAACGAATCAAGCTGAACCAGAAGAATAAGCAATATGAGATCACCCAGTTTTTTAAGCAGTAAATAAAAATGTAATAGTAAATACAATGGCGACAAAGACCACCATCACTGAACTCAAAAAGCATCTGTTGGAAAGCAAAACCAAGGGGAACACCAATAGTGACCACATCATTCAGAAGATTGACAACATCCTCAGCAACAACAGTAGAGCGAAGAAGTATGACTCATATCAGTTGCTAACACTGCGTCACGTTATGGAAATGGAGCAAATGAAACGTCATAGGACCAGTGTGATGCGTAATCCCGAATTCCAGGAGTTTATCAAAAACCAAGGTATCAAGATCAACAAGAACACGCCCAAATTTAACGTGGATGACGCGATCATGGACTTTTTTGATGCTAAAGCTGAGACTGCAGGTAACTATTCAGGTTTGTCCGAAAAAAACCATTTGCTTTATCACCACTTACGACTCGACGGATTTGATGCAACGATGGATGACCTGGGCAAGCAGGAAACGATTGCTATGCGACGCAAAACAAAACAGAACAAAGTACCAGAATACAACAGGCTTAACGCCTACAACATGGCTCTTAGGGCAGCGACGGCTAACAACAACAACAACAACAACAAGAACAAGAACAAGAACAGTGCGGCCATCAGCGTGAGGCATGATGAGCAAGCAATGCTGGATATGCAGTATGGAAGAGAAAGGCACATCAATGCTCTGAGCTATAATCTCGAAAAGAAGCTCGAGAGATTGGCACTAGAGAAAAAGAAGACAACAAACAGTACCGAAAAGGCAAAAGTAGGTCAGAAATACCTGAACACAATGGCTCAGCTCATGAACTTACGCCAACTTAATAATACTAACAACAGTCACCACGAAGAAGACGGGTTTTTAGAACATAATAATAATTCGAGAAGGCTGGCCTCGTTGGTGAAGGCTGCCGGGTCTGCTCCTGAAATTGGTTTGAACAAGAGGGAAAAAGCGCTGTATAACACACAGGAGAGAATTAAGGGTGCTTTTGAGCAGATAAAAGAGATATTAGACACATACAAGGGCAACGAAAACCATTTCAACGTCGAACAGTACAGGAACCAAGCGAATGAAAAAGAGTACGTCCAGGGACTATATACCGATATCAGAGACTTCGAGATGTTCAAATACCACAACACAGACCTCCAGCAGCATCTGTACAATTTGTACATTAAATACAAGAACGCAATCCCAGCAAACAAGAACAAACGCGTAATGATCCAGGCTCACGTACAGTTGGACCGATATCGCGCTGCTGCCGAACAGATACTGAGTGAGGTGGATTTGACGATTCAATCAGTGAAAAGAGATTTTAACGATATCATCAAAAACAAGTCAAAGATGATAAAGATGATAGAAGCGGACGAGCAAGAATTACAGCGTTTGGAAGATGAGAAACGTGCAATCGATAAAAAGCATGCACAGACGCTGAAAAACTTCTTACAGAACGAAAAGATCGTAAAGTACAAAGTGGGGCACAAGCGAGATCTCTTTATTGATACCATACGCGCGAGGATGGAGGAGAAGGGGCAAGTACCTTCTCAGAAAGAGATCAACGAGCAAGTCAAAAAAGCACGTGCTGAAGTGGCTGCGTTACAGAAAAAGCATAAGGTCAAAAACAGCAAGATCCCCAGGCTTCTTGCTATGTACATACACCGTCCAATTAGGGACATTGACAATACGATTTATATGCCCGCGGAGAAAAAGCATAAACTGAGGGAACCCCTCGTACTCTGATCAACAGTTTTTTATGTATGTTTACATGTAATGGGAGGAACATTCATGATGATTGATGGCAGGCTGGTCTGGAAGAACGGAGAGAAACTGGTATCGAAGAATGGAGAGAACGTTGTTTCAAGGGCAAAGTCTCCAGCACCGGCTAAGAAGACCAAGAAGACAACCACACCACCGGTAAGTCAGCCTAGTGAGTTGGTCAGTTCACCCAGTGGCTCAGCGGGAAGAAGGTTGAGGTTGATTGAGAACTACAACAGCAACAACGACAACGACAACTACACTCCTAATGCCAACAAATACAACTATTCACGCAACAATAAGAATTACAAACGCATGATGAAAAACAACAACAACAGCAATAACAACAACGACGTCAACTTCATTGCCATCGAAAAGAAGCCTCAGCGTTGCGAACAGCAGGGCAAAGTCCTGAATCCTGCGTCTGGGCGATGCGTTAATCCACCAAAACCCAAAGCCACCAAGAAGGCAAAAGCAACGTGCCCGGAGAAACCCTGCGCGAAGGGACAAGTGTGCAACCCTTCAACCGGACGCTGTGTCAAGGCTACCAGTCAACTCGGGAAACGACTGCTAAAACAAACAACACCAACATCGAGGGGGAACTCTGAACTGGAAAACGAGAGCAACAACAGCATCATCAACAACTTTGGTATGCGCCCACCTTCTTCTTCTCCTTCTCAGATAAGTGAACCTATTGTCAACCCAACGTGCCCGGAGAAACCCTGCGCGAAGGGACAAGTGTGCAACCCTTCAACCGGACGATGTGTCAAGGCTACCGGCCAACTCGGGAAACGACTTCTAAAACAAACAACACCATCGGCTGTATCTGGGGCTCAAAATCTGCTTTTCTTGTCATCATTCAAGAACAATACAAGCAACAACAACACAAGCAACAACAATATGGCAACATCAGCACACCGCAGGAAGAGGGTCCAAAATATGACCAATCAGGAGAAGACTCAGCGTTGCAAACAGCAAGGCAAGGTCCTGAATCCTACGTCTGGGCGATGCGTTAATCCACCAAAGCCCAAAGCCACCAAGAAGGCAAAAGCAACGTGCCCGGAGAAACCCTGCGCGAAGGGACAAGTGTGCAACCCTTCAACCGGACGCTGTGTCAAGGCTACCAGTCAACTCGGGAAACGACTGCTAAAACAAACAACACCAACATTGAGCAACTCGGGGGGGAACTCTGAACTGGAAAACAAGAGCAACAACAGCATCAGCCTCAGCATCAGCCTCAGCAACAGCAACAGCAACAGCAACAGCAACAGCATTGGAATGCCTTCTTCAATCACTTCTTCTTCTTCTCTGTTGATAAGTGATTGGAACTCACCCTCCAGCAGCACAACCTCCATTGTCAACCTTACCAACAATTCCACCGCCAACAGCCAGAGTGTTGGGAGACCACACATCGCATCGGATGGTCTGATCACCAAATTCGGCAAGTTTAACCTCAGGGAACACCAAGTCGACGCGTGTAAGGTCATGCTTGCCAGACCCGAGAAAGAGGGACTCCTGTTGTACTACGACATGGGCAGCGGGAAAACGTTGACGGCCTTGGCTGTGGGTGTGAATCTCATACACGCAGGACAAATCGACAAGGTTGTATGCGCAGTACCCAAGGCAGTTGTTGGTCAGTTCAAGGAGCAATTGAAACAGATGGAATTGGCTCTAAATGTTGCGTCTAAGTTTTCATTCACAACACACGACTCCGTTGGTAAGTCTAATATCACCTCAAAAACATTGCTTGTGATCGACGAGGTGCACCTGTTCCGGAGCGGAGAGGGGCCACAATTCGTAGCAGCCATGGAAGCAACAAACTCTGCGAACAAAGTGTTGGCCATGACGGGAACGCCGTTGGTGAATGCTCCTTCGGATATTGCTGCAGTGATTGCCTTAATCAATCTGAAAAAGACATTCCGTATGGTCACGCATCGTATTCGGGAAATGAATGAGAACCAACTACCACCACAATATACGAGCGATCCGGTCGGATATGTGAGACGGGCGTTGCTGAGAATGCCAAAGAACTCCAACTTGGGCGGTCCGGAAGTGGCTGCACTCAATAAAGCCTTTGCCAGTAACTTTTTGCTGGCAGGCGGCATCAACCCCGAAAAAGAAGACATCCTTAAACAGTATCTCAAGTGCACATTGTTGTATTACGCGCCGGATAAAAGTAACGCAGCGTACCTCGATTTGTATCCATCCACAGAAACAAGGGTGGTCAGAGTCCCAATGACGTACGCACAAACACAGAAGTATCTTAAGGTTGTAGGTAAACAAGAAATCAACCCGGCTACCGGTTTACCCATCAGAGAAGCTTACAAGAGTGAGACAAGACGTCTTGGCACATATATGTATCCCGACGGTGCGTTGCCAGGAAAGACCCTGCCCGGGTTCTTGCGACAGCAGAAGGAAAGAAAAATTCGTCTGCACAATATACACGTCCCGGAGACACAACATAGCCCCAAGCTGGATGAAATCATGAGGACCACACAGCAGTACACAAACAAGGGACAAAAGGTTGTCATCTACTCGGTTTGGACCTCGGAAGTCCTCACCCTCCTCCGTAGTATGCTGCGCCGTGCGGGGATCACATTCAGGACCATTGATGGGACCGGGTCTGCTGCGGCGAGAGAAGACGCCAAAGCAAAATACAACAACGACGAGATCCAGGTCTTGCTGTTGTCCAAGGCTGCAGGGACTGGACTGGATCTCAAAAATACGAGTGCCGTGATGATTGTTGAGCCGGATTGGAATGAGGCAGCCATTCAACAGGCCATCGCCAGAGCCGTCCGGGCAGGCTCACACGACGGGGTGAAGGTCCCACGCCATGTGGATATCTACAGGTTCGTGGCGGTGTATAATCCAAACGTCACGATTCCAAGTGGAAGAGCAAGTATGACCGCCGACGAACATTTGTACACGCTGTCCAAGGAGAAAATGAGGCATAATACGGAGATGATGAAGATCATGCAACAGGTGAGCAATGACACAGTACGATGCGGTGGGAACAGTCCGTAAGACAAACACTATCTGATATTACATCCAACTCGTTTCTCGGTATACTGATACGCATATCCCGGGAAACGAGTAATCATCTACACTGTCTCTGAAAGACCACGGCGTGGGGCTTTAGACGGTATATATCCTGGATCCTTGCCATTTTACCACATGCCTGGCCACCGGCGGCGTATCGATGCCATGCCTGATCTCCTCTGACCACCACGGAATCCGCCGTTGCCATGGCAAATAGCGAATAGTCCACGTGGCCGAACACCATCTCGGATGTAACGCTCGTTCCCGGTTGGAGAAGACACATAAGCATGAGCGGGGCTCGTCGCACAGTGGTGACGTTCCCCATAACCTCGCGAATGGCCTGCGGCAGCGTCTCCTGTTTGGTTTGCCTTGCATCCACAACAAACGGGTGCGTGATCCCCAGGCCAGGATGGTCAAGCTGCATCCCGAACAACTCTCGGATGTAGCTGGATTCGTGATTCCAGGCGTCTTTGTGACAGGTATCCTGCACATCGTCTACAGGTCTTTCCATCATAGGTGACTTTTTGCTCAGTGCCTCATGCATCACCAACAGGCTGCCATATGCCAGGGCTCCGGGATCGTCGGTGGATTTCTTACACTTCTCCAGCGCCAGTCGCAACTTGTCTACGTGGTCCGCTCGCGACGGTCCGTCCGACGGTGGCAAAGAAGCCAGCGAGATGTACTCACGAAGCACGGAACACGCATTCTTTCTGACGGCATACTGGTCTTTGGCCACGTGCTCCGTTTTGAGGTACGCAAGCAGGGCCGGAATGTAGAGCAGAAGCAAGGTCAACATGGAAATCCCATGAAAGTGTGTTTTTTTAAGCCTATAGTCGTTTTTTATAATCTGATGAATAACTATTAATGAATATAACGTTTATTGGATCGGGGAGGTACTCTGACGTCTTCCGAATCCAAGACGGGCGACATACAGTGATCATGAAACTGTCGTACTATAGAGACAACACCATGGCCGAATTTGCCAAGGAGTTACGTGCTGGTCACGCAGACACCGCCAAACACGTCAAAAATAGAGACTCGATCATGGTCAGCAATGCGTTTTCGAGCATGACAAACGCACTGGTCAACGGCTACAAATCGCCCCACTTTGTATACATCTACTGCAGCTCCGACTGTCAAAACATGCCACAGAAGCTCGCACCACTCATCCCGTCTCGAATGAAAACATCGACGTCAACACAGCTCAAATACAACAATATCTGCTTCATGGAGCAATTCTCTAGCGATATGACCAAATGGCTTCGGGGAAGATCGAAAACCCTCACAGATACCAACGTCTGTCAGGCCATCTTCGGGGTGCTCTACACGCTCGCACTCCTCCAGCACAAGTACCCGGGGTTTCGACACAATGACCTGTCAACAAACAACGTTCTTGTCAAACGAACCACAAAGCCACAAACCATCGGGTACGCCATCAACGGGTCAAAGTTCCTGGTGACGACTCCAACCATCGTTGCCCTCTCTGATTACGACTTTACACATGTCCCAAACCATAAATCTCTACAAAACGAACGGGTCGTCTCGGGAAAGTACAAGGTGACTCAGACACCCAACCCAACCTATGACACACACTTTTTCCTCAAAACCGTCCTTCGAAACATGCAAGGCAAGACCAAACAGCTTCCCAAAACGATATCCTTCCTCAAATCACTGCCATTCAAAAGCGATGATCGACTCGATCTTCAAAGGGTTCCCGGGATGGAGCCTCACGTGCTGATCAAGCATGCCTACTTCAAGCCCCTGCAAGTTCGACAATTCCCCCAATCCGTTGACGTGTACTCTGCCTCCTAGACAACGGGAAGATCGCAAACGAACGACAAACAAGCAGCAATAAGATCGCAAGATGTGTCTGTGATCTCATTGCCGTGTCGTCAACAAAGTACCAACCTCGTGGATCTGAATGTTCTCATCAATGTTCTTCAACGTGTTCCGGTACGTGAGCATATCGTTTGCCGTGGTTTTGTCGTGACGAACGTGGTGGAATTTCCACGTGTTGCCGTGATACGAACACTCGATGATGCTCCCTGGTGGAATATCGATTTTCATCTCAGCAACACAGACGTGCTCCTTCCCACCCTGGTCATACACATGCAAACCGTCTTCCTTGTACAGAAAATCGACGGTATGGTCGCCGGCGTTCTTCAGCTTGTACATCTGTCGATGCCGTCCCACCGTGATCCCAAGCCGTGCTGGTGTGAGGATAATACCGTCAACATTGTGCTGCAAACTTGGTAGGTATTGCTGGTACTCCTCAAGCGTGTTGTAATACGATTTTAGCCTGAGCTCCACTTCGCCGGGGCTGTGGCGGTAACAGTGCATCGATCTTCTGAGGGCCTCCAATCGATCTTCTAACGGATCACGGTAGACGGGAATGCCCCCAACAACGATCGCATCGAAACCCATCCACACCCACTCTCCCGCGCTGGTCCGCACAAGTTCGCCATCCAAGACCGTGCCCTGGTACCACACCCTCGGACACTTTTTCAGCGGAATCACGTAGACATCCCAGGCCCTGGAGATGAGCGTGACCAGCTTGTACTCCCCGAACATGCAGACGGTCAGCAGCATTCTGTACCCATCGGTCTTCTCGCAGATTTTGTACTCCTGCCGTCTGATCACATCGAAATCGCTCTTCTCGATGCTACAAGGATTGGGTCCAGGAAATCGATTTTTATGATGCGACAAGCCGGACCACAAGTCGGAGACCTGCTCCAGGAAGTTCGATTTGTGGGGTTCGACCAGCACATGTGTCGAAAATCCCCCCAGGACGGTCACGGGCTCTGTTTCCATGATGATAGCGCTTTTATCGAACTTCTGATGACCCACCCACCCTCTTTAAGCCACTGGTCACTGTTCATTCACCACCCCGAAGGATGCCGTCACGTCTGGAACGGAAATTTGCTGGTGAGCCGCGATGGTCTGAATGGCATGTTCCCGCTCCGCTGCTTGTTGCTTTGCATATGATGCAAGGTTCAAACACCCGATCCCCACCGTATTCATGCTGCCACCGACAAACGCGATGAGCCTCACCCGCGAGTCTCCGAAGATATCGCTGCAAGCTGCATACGACACAATTCCTCCCGCGGTAATGATCACCTTGCTTGCTACTTCCAAGTGCTCGGAAACACGCCGCCACGTCCGCCGTTCTCGCAGCAGGGTCGGGACGTCTCGGTGTGTATCGTTTATCAACGTCTCACGAAGATCCTCCATTATACAGTAGTAGATAGATATTCATGAATTCGTGTCCTGGCATGAATTCGTGTCCGGGTTCCACCTGGTTGATGTATCGGGACACAGGAGGTTTGTCATGTCGTCGTAAAACGCCTGCACAATAATCGCATGCCGAATGTGAGTTCCATAGGGCATGGCACGCGATTCGATAAACCCGTACGGCCAGAAATGGGTAATGTTGTCAACATGCATCACGGCATCAGGTCCATCAAATTTCTTCATGATGCGATTCACTCTGTCACCCGTCCAAACACCCCCGTCACCCGTCAACGCATTCCACTGGTCAGAATACCTTGTGCAAACAACATGGGCAAATTCGTGGAGGAATATTTCCAAATTTCTGTTGTTCCCCATGATGATCGTGCCTTCTCCGGCCCCCCAATTCCATCCTCCGTTGGAAGTTCTCCAGCCTTCTGCACCATAGCTGACAACACTCGTGATCTGCAGGCGAGTATACTTATTGTACAGCTCAGTGGCCTTGGCTGACCACTCCACCAGATCCTCGTAAATGGAGCGGTTGTTGTACCCCTGAATCCATTGTCCGTTCTCATCTTTACACGAGGCCTCGTCTATGGTGAAGACCACATTCCCACCACGTCGTGGTCTTTGCTGCTTTGATGCTGTACACACGCTTCCGTTCCAATAGGGTGCAGACGAAGGGCATCGACACCTACCCGACTTGGTTCGCACGAGGTTGCTTTTACATGTAGGAATAGGAGGCCGTATGCACAGCGTCCCTGACCAACGAGGGAGGTCTTTGGGACATCTGCACCGACCCTGACTCGTCCGCACCGTATTCGCCGGACATCTCTGGACCTGCTGGGGGCGTCGAAGGCGGGGGTTTGTTGCCACACAGCGGCGCAACCCCGGGTGGTAATACGGGAGTTGTCTGGGGCACCGGCACTTTCCTTGCTTGTCTCTTCTCAGATTGCCAGGGCACTGCATATCTATACGAGGGGAGAGATAATTTAGTTGTCGTTATCCTCATCCTCGACGTTTGGCACCCAGAACACCTTTGCTGAGCATTCCTGGGGACACTCTTCGTATGCAACGATTTTCACCTCATCCCATACCGCCTCCTCAAAGTCTTCCGATTCGTTCAAACAGATCTGACACGCCAGTTCCACATTCTTTGCAACTTCAATCGTTTTTCCATACGATACAAAGGTTCCAAACGTCCGGTCCTTGTTGTACAGAGTAGCTGTCGCTTTGAAGCAGTATTTCCTCGCAATATGGGCTCTTTTGGGTGCGTTCATTGCCAACACCAACATGACCCTACACCGGAAAATTATTTGGGATTTTCTGATGTGCTTAAAGAAACATTGAGAATGGTGTGTCAGTATCCATGATGACAGACGTTGTATCGAGTATTGCTGCGGGCGTTCGTGATCCTCAGACAATCCACCCCTGTATTGCAGGCGTCTTAGCCCGACCCCAATTTATACAACGCTCTCCAGAATGGTACGAGGTGCGCAAGGGACTGATCACGGCAAGTGATGCTGGAGGAGCACTCAACATCCCCGCGTTCAAAAGTCAACGGTATCCTCGTCGAGACTGTCTCCGCCAAAAAACAAGCGGAACGTTTACAGGCAACCACATGACAAGACACGGCCAAAAGTATGAGGATGATGTCAGGGAGCGGGCCATGCTTGCACTGGGGGAATCGGCGTGGGAGGTTGGCTTGTTGGTCCACGAACGATACCCGTGGCTTGGAGCCAGTCCGGACGGAATATCCAGCACAGGCCGTCTCATTGAGATCAAGTGCCCATACTCCAGGAAACCGAGCCCCACCAGCGTTCCTGCAGTGTACTACGCTCAGATTCAGGTGCAGTTAGAAGTCGTTGGTCTCAATCAGTGCTATTTTATTCAGTGGATGCCTGAATGGTTGGCACCCGACCAGCAGGAAATCTTTAGTATCCAGGTGGTAGAACGAGATCGCCAATGGTTTGCTGATCGGGTGGACGCCCTGAAAGACTTCCATAGCGAACTCATGGTCATGCGAGCTGCCTATGTCCCTCCACCCCCTCCACAGTGTCTTGTCGAGCCCGATTTATACGTTTTCTGATCCGAAAAAAAAACGGACGGTACTCCAACATGCCCCCAAGACCCGCCAAGAAGACCACTGCCACCCGCAAGCCAGCTGCCAGGAAACCAGCAGCGGCCAAGCCAGCAGGACAGAAGAAGATGCAAAAGATGGCCACGGAGCTTCGCAAGGCTGCCACGGTCCTCATGCGTCACTCCAAGCAAATCCGTGCTTCGTCCAAGTAGATGATGCGCGTTCGTTTACCAATAAAATTGTATCCTTCCATCTCATGAGCGCCGTGCCATACAAAACCGTTCAGATCACCCAGCAGGGATTCGGAGACGTTGTGAAGGATACCTCTGCCAAACTGTTCGTGGTTCCCATTGATCCCCCCGTGCGTATTCAAACAACCCCAGTGGTCCTGACGACCAGCATCGAAGATCCACAGGTGCCCTTCGTCTACATACAAGGCGACCAGAACATGATGACCTTCTTCAAACAGACGGAACAGGACATCGAGGACGTCTGCATCTCCAACAAGAAGCAATGGTTCACGCTGGCCAAGGACCTCGACGATGAGATCCTGAGGCGAGGCTACAAATCGTTCTTTTCCGACCAGGGGTACAAGGTGAAGGTTGCACCGGACGTCCCCTGTTTCGATGCCAACAAACGGCCCATCGGAAGGGAAGACGTCCCGGAGAACTCTACGGCCCGCATGGTGCTGGAGATGAACAGGATCTCCTTCGGACGACACGAGTTTGGTGTGACGTGGCAGGTTGTGCAGCTGCAGTTGGTGCCCGTGCAGTGCATGATCCAGGACGACGATCCGCCAGAGGACCCCGTAGATACTCATGACGATATCAAGTCGGAGATTGATGCCGACTTCATGTAAAAATATATGTATTGCTCTGGTACAATGCATCTGTACATCTTCCTGATCACTGCCGTCATAGCATCTCTACTCCTCTACCGCTTCCAGGAGTCTTGGCGTCCCTTTGCATGGTACGGATACCCTGGAACACGCAAGGGCAGCGTCGGGTATCAGGCCCGTGGGGACTGGTGTGGCGTCACCCCTGCAACCAGGACTGTTGACAAACCGATCCCGCTCATCGCCCCGGAGAATTGTCACACCGGATCTTGTTGATTGATCAGTCGTCTTTCAAATTATCATCAAAACATCATGATTTTCACGTGATGGTTTGATAATACGTATGTGTCTGCATGGAAAAAGCATGCATGGATCAGTTGAGATCCGTGGGGCAGTCGAGGGGACGGCCTTCCACTTGCTGGTCGATCGAGGACTGGTTCCACGGCGAGACGGCATTGTTCTTGGGGATGGGGATCTCCGACCTGATATCCCTGGAGATGTTCCTCTTGGTGCTCATGGCGCCAAGGGTGACCCACCGGGAGGCATCGATGAAGTTCTGGCCGGCAAGCTCCTTCGGGTCGGGAGCAAACTGTCCGAACCCGTCATCAGCAGGCGGCTTGGGCAACATGTTCGCAGAGGCCGAGCATGAGGTTGGCTGACCCAGGGACGCCTTCAGCAAGGCTCCCTTCGTCTCCTCGGGGTTGATGATGCGTGGTGCTGGCTGTCCTGCCGGGGCATAGGTCACCGGGGCCTCCTCCAACGGGGCATACGATTCCGAAGAAGACCTACTGCGGATGATGAGGATGAGCAAGATGACTGCACCAGCGGCGAGAAGAAGATGAAGACCGTTGTCCATTATGTTAATGATCTGAGAGAATTTTTTCCGCCAATTTCGACCCTGACATGACACTTAAAGAAACCAGAATGCCCGGGAAAGCATGTCCACCCATCTCACCGAGGTTACATTCAAGGACGCCGTGAGGACGTTCATCGAACTGCATGACGAGATCACCCTGTGCACCAAGGGATTGAGAGATCTGAAGAAGAAAAAGCAGGATCTGTCGGATGCCATCCTTCGGTTCATGAAAGATAACAACATCGACGAATTCCAAGTACCGGACGGCAAGCTCTCCAGAAAGACCAGCAAGCGCACAGAGGGTGTCAAAAAAGATCACATCATCAACTGCTTAAAGAGTTCCTTGGGAAGTGACGAGCAAGCAGAAGCCATCCTGCAGATGATCAATGCGCAACGGAACACGTTTGAAACGGAATCTCTGCGCCGCTCGGTGCAAAAAGGCTAATGTGTGCAAGGTGGCAACGTTCCTAGCAGAACATAGACATATCCACAGCGTCTTTCGTTCTCGCCATCTGCCACATTACACCAACGAACTCGAAGCCGACCTCGTGTCACTCCAAACAATCCAACCTACTGCCGATCTGCCCCCGTTGATCAGCGAACCGTACATCTCCGAATACGCCCTCTACCTCCAGAGCCTCTCCAGGCACGTGCTGCTGGCCCACTGGTTTGCCCTCGTCTACCCCTACATACAGATCCCTCACCAGGGCTGTCTCGTGGAGGGTCTCGTGCCCGATACGTGGCTTCAAACCAGTGCCTACTTTCACGTGGAAGATGATCTTTGGGTGCGCAAGATGTACGAAGATGAGGTGACAGGGTGGAGGTCTTTGGAGCGGTATGAGTTTTTTGCAGAGAGTCCGGAGGTCTATGTGCGTCTTCAAAAACTCTTTAGTCACTTGTAACTTTACCCGTTTGCGTCAATCCCAATCAAAAAGTATCCCTCGAAAACATATGAAGACTGTTGTTGCGTCAAAATGTATGACAGACAGCGACATTCGAGCCAAGAGGGGCACACATTTCCATGAGTATTCACAACTGTTTCGAGAGAGCGTCCAGGTGGTTGATGAGAGGGGTAGGGTGCTGGCTTGTTTCCTAAAAAACGCCATCCCCCCCGACACGTGCAACAAGGCACTTGCGTACGAACCGGTTGGTAAACAAGAATCAATAAACCGGGGGAATGCAGCTGGGTCAAACGTGACAAATCCACGAGCAATCAATATCGACACCGCAAAGAAATTATATGAAAGCGACACGCGCAAGGTTGAATCTGGTATTATGGGGTACCTCGATTCATCCAATTGGAGATCTCCCTGCAGAGAAACAGCCTTTCTGAAACACCACGTGGAAGCGTTTCGGGAGGGCCTCGAGTACATCCAATGCATTTCTACACTCTACAAAGAACACGCTCCAGACCAGTACCAAAGGCAGTATGAGCAAAGCCGCAAATCTCCGGAATATATCATCGACGGAACAGTCTTCAGTACCGTGACTGTCAACCATAATTTCCAAACAGCACTACACGTGGATCGAGGCGATTTTGGAGGGTTTGGAAACATTGCCGTCGTGGAGCGTGGTCATTACGAGGGGGGGTACACCGTCATGCCGCAATATGGGTTGGCATTTGACGTGCGGAATGGAGACGTCCTCTTTCTGGACGTGCACCAATTCCATTCGAATACGTCCATTATATCCGACGGGGCATCATGCAGGCTCTCGTTTGTCTGTTACTTGCGCAGAAATATGTATAAATGCCCGGATCTGGAGGTATTAGTCCCTTGCCAAGCACACCTGACGACACAGCAGAAAGTATGGCACATGCTGGCGGGAGATCCCAAAGCCTCTATTCCCACCTCGTGTCCAGAAAACGCAGTATACGAAGACCTCGGGAAAGGCGCACACGGTCATCAATGGTACTCCCTGACATCTCCACACGCCACAGTGCGCTACAAAAACAAGGGGTATACCGTCACGCTGCGGTGGACAGAAGACGGTGAACCCCGAAGCAAAGACTACGATGTCTACGGTGGGATGACGTACTCATACTACGACTTTATTCACAATTTTGAAACGAATTCTGGAAGCACGCCCAGTCGACATCCATCATGACAATTTCTCCCGTCTCCAGGTAATGATTCTGTTTCTTAGGCTTCGCGCCACAATCGTCAGGATTGTCTTCGAGGCGTAAAGGTGCCGGCAACCACCGCGTTCTGAACGTCCAAAAGATTGATGATTCGAGCATACCAACGGTAGAGGAAAATATGAGGAAATAAAAACGGGTAGTCGTGTATGAGAACCATCACGTGCATCGGTGGTGTCCCAGGAACAGGGAAAACAACTCTGGTGAGGTCGTATATCCACAACACACAGAAAGACGCAGCATGGAAACCAGTGCGTCCCACTCGATTATTGCGCGCAATGTATAACGATGCTTTGGATACGTATGTGTTGGGGGTGTACCATGATGACGAGGTGTTTGCTGGAACAGATAAATTGAGCATGGCCGTGCAGCCAGAGGTGCTTCCGTGGATTCGGAGTCATACCAGTCACGTCATTTTCGAGGGTGACCGATTGTTTACATCCTCGATGTTAACATCAATGACGACGCTCCCTGACACCAACGTTCGTATACTTGTGTTAGATGCCCCACAAGAGTGCTTGGATGAGCGATACACCCAGAGAGGGTCTACACAGTCTACCACGTTCATCAGGGGAAGGCGTACCAAAATACAGAATATAATGGACAATATAAGCCTGCCTGTGAAAGTTGTTGACAGCAGTGGGGACCTGTCATGGCTCGTGAATCAACTGATTTCTAATTAATACCTATAGCATCAGTAACACATGCAATACAGTCCACCAGCACATTACCAAGGTGCACCCCGTCAATCTCATGTGCCAAGGGTGCTCGATCCATCTGTCATTAACGAGGCATTCCCTGTGCCGGCAGAAAGACCGTTTCGAGGCAAATACAAACTCGTTGATACAAATGCTGAGAAGGTGATGCAAAAACTCCTTCCTTCTGCCGTCTATTGGAGGGGTGGCTCATACGGGAGCGTGTTCAGAGTCCCAGTGAGCTCTGACATGCGGCACTACAGAGACACCCTTCGGTTTTCGGTGGGAGAGTCCCCGTTACCTCCGAGCGGTTCCACCATCATTGTCAAAGTGGCAAAACGAGAGTACGGAGAAACCAACAAAGCCTTCGTTGCCCGGAGCATTCGAGAGGCGAAGGCACACCAGTACATGCTAGAACGAGCCCCGCAATACGTACCAGCCCTGTACTTTTCGGGCATCGATGTCAAACACATGCTCGCCATCACAGGAATGGAATACGTCCAGGGTGAAACGTTGAAAGCCTACCTTGCACGTCATCGAATGGATGCCAACCTGCTGGATCAGCTCAGGGACGCCGTGGGAATCATGATGCGTGCTGGATTCATTCATGCAGATTTGCACGATGAAAATGTGCTGGTCCAGATGCAGAACGGGCGTCCTCGCATTAAAATCATCGATTTCGGCTTTGGGGTCTACTTGTCAGAGACACACCGGACACGCATGGAACCACACCTGCGCCGAAACAACCTGCACGGGGCGTGGAAATCAGTAGAGCCCCATGTGGACGCAGTGCAGCAGAAACGCATTCCGGGTCTCACGTGGTACAACCCCAATGCGAAAGCCTTGCGAGCCTGGGAATCGTTAATGAAGCCAACGTCATCCCCAGCTGGTGTTCTCAACATTTCTGCTGCATCATCTGGAGCATCCAGCGGCAGCAGCAGCAGTGGTGGCGGTAGTCCTCGACGACCAAAGAGAGCACGAAGAGTTCCGTCCAGATACATGTAGTTATTTTACACTTTCAGATGATTATACGTATACCGCTCGTTTGTAACAATGTCAATCACGCTCCTGTGTATCCGATACTGGTTATGTCCGCTTTGGGTATAGGGTATAGGGTGCGCGCGTTTTCCGACTTTTTTCCGGAAATCACACGTGACCACCGTCATCATCTTTGTCACCCCCGTCACCTCTACAACATATTCAATTGATTCAAATTCAATTCAAATGCATATGTTCTCTTTCGAACAGGGGGCTGCTGCCGGTGTGGGGATGGGAGAACGGAGAGCGCTCAATCGTCTTGCGAATGTATGGGTAGTCGTTGTTTCATTTCGAGATTCACAGCGTTTGTACATCTCCAAATCAAAACGACTAACAGGTGTTGATATCAATGTACACGCATCGGATACAGATGGATGGGAGCAGGTGGGAGCAGATATCGTCTCCTGCGACCCAGCACTCCAACGACTCTGGCCAGCATGTCCCAAAAAGGATGGGGCACGGTGCATTGACGGAATATTACAGTTCCTGTGCCGGGTCCGACTTGTTGGCAGTGTACACATTCGGATTTCGGAAGAAGAACCCAACAATGAGAATGAGATAACAACTTAAAGACGACAACAATCAGTAACCATGACACATGCACCATCAACACATCTTGCCACAAACCACCATCCTCCGGGTGGTGAATGCCTCATGGAACTCGCTCTGGGACACACGCATTGGCAGACGGCCTCTCAGGTCGCTGCGAATCGACGCGCAGGTCATCGGCAAGCTGTTTCAGGAGCTCATGACCCACCAACTCCACACCGTCGATCCCGTCATGTGGCCAGATCCCCTCGCACCCAGGTCCGCCAAAGACCCCGACTTTAATTGCATTGACGCCAGGTACTCCTTTGAACTCAAAATGTGTTCGCAGAAAGGCAGCAGACACGTCTACGGCAACAGGTGCTCATCACCAGGCTACATGAGCACAAAGGGAAAGTCCAGGGACTGCTGGATGATGACGATCAATTATACAGATACGCGAATCAATCTAATCCGCTTTGGGTATATACACGGAATAGATTGGGTCGGACAGGGGAGCGCCTCGGGAAACTCTGCCAGGCTGAAGGCGCATGTCTACGACGCAAAACTTCGAGTTGTGAAAGGACCCTACCAACTCGAAGCTGACCCCATGATTCTACGGGGTGTTGGGGAAAAAACACCGTATACGTCCGTCAAAGATGCACTGGAAGCTGGTCACCCAGAGGCCAGAAGATTCGTCGACGCCAGTTTTTATTAGCACTACTTTTTACCGATCCGCTTCACTTTGAATGCCGACTTCTTTGTCACCCGGTCGTTCTCATCTTCCTTTTTCGAGTGCTTGTTCGCAAAACTGTGGTATGCCGGACACCCAATCTTAAAGTTCTTCGAATTGGGGCCACGGAGGGGGGCCTTGTACCAAAAAACGTTCTCTTCCAGCTTGTTGCTCTGTGTCGTGTTGTCCACCACCAGTAAATGGTAGTCCTCAGTTGTGTTGTCCATGATGCTCTGGAACATGTTGAACGTCGGAATCACGCCGAAGAAGTTCTTATACAGACGCTCCCTATCTTGTACTCCAGGCGTTCGGGTGGTTATCACGTAGTCAACGTTGCTCCGGAAATATGTTGGCAGGTCCATGAGGTACTGGGCGGTAATAACCAGCATAATGCCATAATGACGACCGTTAAACATAAGCTCTCTCATTTGCTTGGACACGAACAGCGTTTTATTGAAAGCAAGGTCGTCAAGCACGATAAAGATATTACGCATGGTTCCTTCCTTGGCCAGGCGTTTCTGCTTTGCAATGATGGTGTCAATCACATCAGGACGCCAGTCACTGTAAATATACGCATCAGGAACACCACACGTCTGCTGGAAAAAACCCGTGGCCTCCTCCGTGCTGCTTTTGAGGATACCCATCGGGATGTGGCGTTTGTGGTATAAAAGATCAGCCAAGACGACTGATTTTCCAGAATTCCTCTTCCCCACGATCAAAAACACCCGCCTATCATCAGTCTTGGCCATGTCAAATTTCTTCAGTGCTAGTGTACTCATGAGCCTCTCCAGTCTATTAAGAAAAAATAGGACCTCTCCTGACGTGGATTTTTAATTTTTTGGAGCAAGATGGCGGATGTTTTGTGTCGTCTTTTGGACCACTCGAACGACTACCACGTGCCCTGCTGTGGAAGATTCAGAAAACGATTCGTCTTCTGGAATGAGAACAATACTCAAGTGTGCTGCGATCAGTGTGGGGATGCCAACAAACCAAGCTACCAGATCTACAAGTACACCTACCAGCTTGCCATGAAATATGATGACGTGAAGCATTTTCTTCCGTATCATACGGACGTCATGTCATACGTCTCCAACGGGGCACGGGTCACTCTGCTGCGGCCCTCGATGCGTATGGCGGGGCAACACCAGTGTCTTTCCTGTTCCAACGTGGTGCAACGACGAAACTGTTATTGCAGCGTGCTGTGTCTATATGACGATCTCCTGATCACGCACGAACACACGGATGAACATACCCCCAGTCTCTTTCGCAAACACGTACAGCAGCAGACAATCACCGTGGCTCCACCACCACCTACACCAACGGGCCGTAAGCGCGTCAGCAGGGCAGCGGTGGTGAGGAGGACCCGAGACAGGAAGAACGCCTCGCCCACACCGTCGCCATCCCTGTAATTGCTGCCTCATTTGAATGAATCGTACAGTCTGTAAAATCGCTGAAGCTCAATATTTGCCAGTCTGTAGAGCCATTTACACCGTTCCGGCTCTGTGCACATGTCAACCGCAACCTGGATACGTGCAAACCTGAACGCCGACTTTTGAGCAAGCGGTGACATGTCTCCTATTGATGCTCGTGAATTAAAAATGTAACATACCTCAATAATCATGTCAATCACCAATTCCAAGGACACCTACTCGAATCTGCTGTATAGATCACCCGTTGGCAGGTCGTCCAATAACTGCTATGCCTATGCCATCGACCATTACGACACAGAACAGGGCAACAAACTGCAGCCGGGCGAACTCTCGGGAAAAGACTCCCCGATTGACCTGTCAAACTGCGCAGACCTGATAGAGAGAGCCATCAACGATGCAAAAAGCATGGGGTGGACACTCACGCCCAGCAACGTCAATTCCAAGTGCTCCAAAAACCAGTACCACGTCATGGCCGTCCTCTCGCCGGATCAAGATTATCATTGGTACCGTCATCATAAACACGTCCTCTACAGAATCCAGACTCCAAGGTCGATACGGGCCATCGCGCGTGAATTTGGCGTCCCGGAAAAGGATGTCCATATCCCAGGCGATCCATCCAAAGCCAACGCGGGTGATCTCGTGCTCGTCCGAAATGCACACGTCTGGTCACACAAACGCGGACTGTCGGAGGAGGGACCGTTGCTCAAAGATGCATGCGGCAAGTTCATTAAGAATCCCGCAACAGCATGCAGAGCATACCCCGGACTAGACTACTCTGTCGTGTGCAAAACCTTCTGTCTCAACAAAGCATCCGCCAAAAATAAATAAATAATGCTAATATATTACACATGGACAATCTGAGTAACAATGTCGATCCCTACACGTTTGAAAAGTTCCCCAAACGGTTTGCTGTCACCATTGGCAAACAGACCCATAACGCTCGTCAGTTGCTGCGTGCTGCGCGTCATAGCGGCGGCGAAATACGAGATATGTACAGACAACCAGTCGAGCCTCATATCCGCCACAATATACTGACAAAGACCGGGATCGTTCCAAGGGAAGCGGTACCATCACACATCCAGGATGAGCTGATTAGACACGGGCGCAAGATGGGACTGACGGAGGAAGAAATCACGGGACAGGTCAAATACCTCACCAGGAAAACCATTACAAGGCTGCGGCGACAGGCTGCGCGGGAACTGAGGAGAAGGCAAGGACTGACCGTGTACGATCACAACCCACACCATCAGGGACCTCCGAAGAGGCAAACAGATGGTCTGCGTAGGGAACTGTTTTAAAATGATTTTTCTGAATAATTAACGAACGAATCCACGCTGTCCTACACAACCCGCAAACTGCGCACTGCCAGATAATGTACACTGCTCCTCCAAATCCGCAACAACGGCACAGTGTCTCTGCAGCGCCTTGAAAAAGGTCTGGTCGGGGTTGAGCAGCTCGTCGTCGGAAGAGGACTCAAAGTGGATGATGTGGAAAGGCTTGCCGTTTTTGACAGTCTTGGTGTGTTCTCCGACCATCTGTTCGATCACGGAGGCCCGGAGAATCATCACCTTGCTCTCTTTAATGCTTTTGATGGGGATGTATCGGCTCATCGACGACCCCTCCGGCACGACGTTGTACACGTTTCCGGCATGCCCCATGGGTTCCGAAGAAGATACACTCTGGACCCTTGCCTTGACTCGTTCCCAGTCCACCTGAGACAGGGGGTACACGCCGTATACAGCATCACGGCCACCGTCAATGGCACCAAAGATAAAGTCGGCAGAAAACCCGTTCCTGGCGTCCACGATCACAACGTACTCACCGTCAGAGTACATGTTCAAAGCATCTCCAACGCTGTTGATGATGTGGAAATCCATCACAAGATCCGCACGACGAGCGGCAAGTTGCTGCAGCTTTAGAAGGGATGTTGTGCACTGCAGACTGATTTCGTCTGTATGAGTAACCACCGCGAAGATGATACGCGTCTTGGCTGTTGTTGCTGTTGTCGCTGCCATGCTCTGAGTTACAAATCGTATTTTTTATCACCACAATGAACGAGGGTGCCACACGCTTCTCCTCCTGCTGGTCACTACCACATGGTCATCATTTCGCGGTGTGTTGCCGGTGGTTTGGTCCACAAAGCTGCTGTTGCTGTCGGTGACGGACGTCTCGGGACAAATCTCGCCCTCCTCCGAGGTCTGGGAAGAATTCGCAGAGTCTTCATCCTCCAGCATAAGCAGTTCACCCACAATTTTCATCGATTCACGGAGCTCTTTCATGCATTGTTCGAGTCGGTAGGATTGGAAAGCACACAGACCAAGCGCGACGAGCCAAAGCATGGTGATCTTGTTGGTTCACGGCCAAACATACTTCTTTAAGCCCCTAGCCGGTGAATGTAAATGAGAATCGTTCTCGCACGTCACCGGAATACGTGTGGGTACCAATGTGACACATGGTCGATGCAATATCGGCGTAAATGGTGCCTCCAATTTGCTGGAATCGACGACAGAAAGCATAGTCCTCGCTGAGATACCGCTGTGAATCCTTATCAATCATGCAGTCCATGATGGCCACATACTCTTTGACGGGGTGCTTCCCCGGGTTGATGTCATTCACGCATTTCAGCTCCGGGTACTTTTCTTTCATTAACGTGATCACATCACGGGGAATCATCATACAGCCAGTTGCCGTATCCAGGACTTCAACAAACCCATTTTCCACCTTTGTATCTTTTTTAACGATATTGATGTTAAAATCAACGACCTGCGATTGGATGGGCTCCGTGGACCCTTTCTTGACCTGTGCCCAGTTATACGACTTTTTGGGGTACACACCAGACACCACAGAGTTTGGGCGCTGACGAGCAAACGGAAGCAATCGGTCGGTGATCATCGAGGGATTGAATGCAAGATCCGCATCCAGGAAGAGCAAGAACTTTGCGCCGGACTGGTGAAACTGCTCAATCAGAATGTTTCGGCCACGCTGAATGAGACTCTCGTTCCCCAACAACTGAATGGCAACGGAAATCCCCTGCTTCATACACTGTCCCTGGAGCTGGAGTAAACAGGCAACAAAGGCTGCATTCAATTTGCAACCATACGCTGGCGTTGCCACATAGAGTTCGGCCATATGTGGAAACGCGAGATTAGATTTATGTGGTACTGACGCATGTATTACCTGTGTTGACGACGAGAATGACGAACAGCATCCTCCAGAGCATCCCGGCGTGCTTCCCTGGCATACCGGGCAAAGGCACGCTCATACATATCAATGACGGTTGCATGGTACTTGACCGGGAGCCTGTCGAGTTCCGGCTTGAGGTGTTCCCGAACAAGCCTTCTGACCGTGGCGCTATCCCCGGCCTGGACTGCACGGACCAGATTTGAAGACGGATGAATGCTCATTATACCTGTATACTTATAAATAAAACTACGACGTCCTGTACCGGATGTTCTTGAATTTGAATGACTGATCCTTGGACGGTGCCCAACTCGCATCCGATCCACCGTACCACATGCTCCATTGGATACCACTGAATTTGTTCTTATCAGATGCATCCGTGATACGCCCATCGCTCAGGTCCAACCTCTTTCCGTTGACGACCAACCAGATCTTCGCATTGGACGTCTTGGGATCGTTCAGCGTCCACCCCATGGTCACAGAGTTCCATTCACCCTTCTTCAGGTGCACCTTCTCCTTCGTGTTCCGCCACAAATCGATGCCAGCATCCGGGAACTCGTTGTTACAGGCCTCCAAAAACTCCCTGCCCTGGTTCTTTTTGATGTTGCCCTGGTCGGTGCATGGATACAAATAACCCACCAATTGACCACCACGCCTCCACATGACCCTGTACGAGGCATCATTCTTTGCGTAATCCTTACCACCAGTGCCATTGTTGACGATGAGCCCGGGCAACTTGCCGCCTTTTACGGGGTCCCAATCTTTGTCCACAAACACATCGTACGACAGCTCGGCAGTGGTCGCAGGGAACCCTTTGAGTTTATCGTACTTAATGTTGACGCCCTGGTTCGAGCGGAATCCTTTCTTGGGAAGAATGACCTCCGCGTATTCCATCCCACCCCTAAAACGACTGGTGTTGCTGGTCCATCCGATCAGGGTGGTAGGAAGCGTTGTCCAACTCTCCCCCCCGTCACTGTTGTTGTCCTGAGCGGCAGCAGCGGCCTTGATCTCCTCCAAAGCCTTGTCCGCCCTCTCAACGTGCTTTTCAATCTTGGAGACGTTGCCGTCCACCTTCTTGAGGCGTTTCTTGATCTTGCCGAGGGTCTTGCTCACCCAATTGACGTTGTTGGTAGATCCCATGGTGAATCGCCATATATTATTTGACGCAACAAGACGCACTTAAAGGGGAGAACAAGTCACCACAATGCATGGATGACGTCGACGATCTTGTGCTGGACAACATCATACGTCTGTGCACCGCAGAGTCTCGAGGCAGGTTGGCATGTGTCTGTCAACGCTACAAACAGGCCGTCAGACGAGTGGACCGGATGCACGGCGCAACCGTTGTGGTCAAAGAGTACACATACCACCAACGAATCAAATGGATTCGGAGTCACGCACCGTCCATCCTCTCCTGCATCGCCACCAAAGTACCGCTGCACAGGCTGCCCGTACTCGATATGACAAACTTACGAGTTCTCAGACTTGCCAGGATCAACGTCAACATCCGAGAACTGCTCGCCATCAAACATCTGCCCCTCAAAAAACTCGAAATGGCGCATCTGACCAGGTGCTTTTACCAAATCGACCGGTTTCAAATGTCACTGCTCAACCACATTCCTCACATTTCCCTGTCGTTTGATGATACGTGGAACGCGGCAGTCCTCGACAATCTGGGGTGTATACAGACGCTGCAGATACGGTGCAGACAGGGGAACTGGTTCAGACAACCCACCGTTTGCATCGAGTCCGTTGGCAAACTGGAGCATCTTTCCGTGATATGCCACAACAAACCCAGGGTAGACGCCTCCGTCAACAAAACAGGACTCAGAAACCTATACTTCCACTGCGACACACTCAGAAACGTCCAACCCATGTACAGGCTCCTTGGTCCATACACGCACACACTGGAACTGCATGCGAAATTGGCCACAGTGTCCACCAGAAAGTTATTCGCAGCATCTCCAGGTCTCACACGTGTGCGGCTCCGGGTTATGAATCTGCAAAATACTTGCCAACCACTCCACACCATCAAACACATGTCGGTCTTTGCAGACATGTACATCTCTCGTGACAATATCCCACAACCCAAGTCGTTAATATGCCCTCGGATTGTACTCTATAAAAAGGAGAAACACCGCCAGACCCAAGATCATCAAAAAAAAGTATTGTGAATATATTATGGTGTCAACCAGGGGAAACAGAAAACGGATAGGAAATGATGAGGAGTCGGTCTACCCAAGAAGATCACCGAGATTCATGGCAAGCCCGGGCAGCAATATGAGCAATATGAGCAATTTCAGCCCGTTCTCGTCACCGGCTGCTGCTGCGACGGAGGACATGCAAGAGAGACGACAAGAGAGACAAAAGAGGCCAAGGAGGAATACGAAGTTCGAGACGGTGCAGTATACGGTGGAACACGATGGTCAGATGGCGTCAACGATTCCAGGGGTGAAGATTTATGCGGACGGGAGGATCGAACCCCCTGAGCATCTGCCTGAACATCTGAAAAATCGCATTAGGCACAGCTACTCCGAGATCCCGTCGTGGAATTTCCGTCGTGCTGAGGATAAATTCCCACTACCACGCATTTATCCCGGTGGATCGTCTGGACGTGTGGGAGGAGAGAACTTGTCGATGTTGGATAAACATGCCCAGAAATTGAGGCGGCTAGAGGCGTATGAGCGTTTGTCACAGAGTGCACCAAAAATACTACCGGCACGGAAAACGGGGGCGCAAAAGAAGGCCTCAAAGGTGAGATCATGGATGAGCAAGAGGAGGGAAGATTTCCCAGACGATTTTGCAGGGTACGAGGCCGAGGTTACCATCAAAAACCCCCGAAACGCTAAATTCTTCCAGGAACATTACGGGAAAAACGCAGAGAAAATGTATGAGGGGATGATGGAGGAAGCGGGTCATCATGCTATGCACAGGGACCGCGAAGACCTCGAACGGGAGCTCATGGTTGCCCGCGAACTGGCAAGGCGGCATCCAACCCCCAGCGCAAAGCAACGCATTCGGACCCTGAGGGAGGCACTCAGTATTCAAAACTCGATGTAATTCGATGTCATGAATGTTACTACTGCTTCCATCGCTTGCCGCAGGAGAGACACTGGATGAAACAGGTCATTGGCTCATCAGCTGATCGGGTTTGGAGCTGGTAAAAACTCGTCTTCTTCGATTTGCACTTGTTGCAGGTGAATGCTCCGTCCGGTGCATTCTCGACGTCCACTGTAAGCTGCTTTCGAAGGGCTTTATAGGCAACTCGTTCGAACACCGGGTTCCACAACTCTGGATTCATTTCGTAGGGCGTCATACTAATAAACTTTTTGAGGGGCAAGTCGCCCCGTTGTATATTCTGTCGTAACGTATCATTGGTCTGCAGGTTATACATGTCCAGACCAATGGCGCGATTTGTGTACACCTGCCGAAACGAACGTCCTTTTAACTCGGTCGTCCATTTCAACGGGATCTTTTCTTTCATACATCTGCGGATACAATCGTTCCACAGCACAATCTCCAACTGTTTCCCCAGACTCTCAGACTCCAACGTCTTTGCAAACCGAGATGCTACCTTGTCTCTTGTATTGTCAGGTGTCGCCATTACTCTCTCAGATCACACGTCTCGTCTTTAAGTGCATGACTACTGTGAGAGACTCTCGCTCATCACAGAGAGACCAAAGATGGGCATATACGGAAGAGCTGCCACAACGACCAGGGCCGCGCCAATCCCGAACATGATCTTGTTCTTTGATCCGTCCATTCTCTTCGACATGACCGCCAGAAGAATACCAACCAACGCAATGAGACCGCCAATGGCACTTGCACCCATACTTCCCACAGTTGCGCCGAAACCGAGCCTGATACTGTTCTTCAGATTCATTATGGTATACGTCAGGTTTTATTCTAATACGAGTCGTGCACATTGTCAACGCCCAACGCAATCAGGTACATAAACAGCATGAAAACAATCATCACAATGCTCGGGACCTTGGCATCGGCATGGAAAATCGTCAGCTCCGACACCAACAAACCGAGCAACACGGCCTTCTGGAGCCTGTACTTCTTCTCCTCAATGATACCCATCAACAAATACGTCAAAGCCGTCGTGAAAATGCCATAGGACAGAGATTTGATGACGTGGTGTCCCCCGAAGACACTCTCGGGGATGTACTGTTCGTACAACATCGGGCTGATCGCTGCGAACAGAGGCACCAGCAGCTTGACGTGATGATACGGGCTCCAACCGGCAGAAAGCAATCCTTGTCCTCCCATTTATACAAGTACGGGAGATTATTATTGCCAGTGTCATTTCATTTGCAGAATGAATTGCGATTGTGCAAATTTGTCAGAGCAGAATCTGCTTTGGTCGAGCGACCAGTGCGTTTGTACCACATGTGCCCGTGTCGTAGAAGCGCATCCCATGGAACAGGGACCCGAATGGTTCGATGATGCGCAAGCAAGGTGTCCCACGTTAGGCCGATATGATGCTTACTTGCCAGATCTACCAGGCGTTGTTTTCGAGGGGAAGAAGAAACGTGCTCGTGATCCACACAAAACCCTGAAAACCGGGCTCAGGCTGGTGGATACTTGCTCCTTGCAACTTGGCCTCACGCCTGATCACAAAATGACAGCTTCTGCAAGGGAAATTTTCACCGATTTCGTTCATGGCCGCAAGAAGACCAAGAAAACGATCCGTCAGCGCGATCTTAAAGTGTACGCGGCAGTGGCAATGTACTTTGGGTGCAAAATCCACGAACAGTCGTGCGACAGACACCCGAGAACCATTCGGGAGATTGCCGCATCGTGTGAAGTCACCTCCAAATGCTGCACGGATGCCATCAAAGAATTCAAAACCGTTCTCTCTGATGCCTGCTATGCCATGTTGCTTTTCCGCACCGTCACCGCCGAAGATCTATTCGTTCGTGCTCTGGCAAGTCTGTCGCTTCCGCCCAAGCAAAAGTGTGCAGTCCAGAAGATGTGCACGGAACTCTACGCCAAATTCAATGATATTCTCGCAGGAAAAACGCCCGAAACGGTTTGCTGTGTGTGTCTGTTTGTGGCGTGCGAACGATCCGGCGTAGACGTTGATAAGACTGATGTCCACAAGGCGTGTGCGGTGTCCAGCGCAACGCTGAAGAACGCCCTGCAATTTTTGAAGATACACTTAAGGAGACCGCCGCTCAAAGAAATGAACATATGAAGGGGGTCTACATCCGATGCACGTGCCCATACGTTCCTCATCCGGACGAATTGATACAATGGGTTGGACCCTCGTTTTACGCATGCCACAGTAGACACATTGATGAAACGAAAGGACACGTCGTGGAAATCGCGAGCCAAACAACGCCCCGTCTCACGTCGTTTCCGTGGCCCGTTGAGATATACGACATTACATGCATGGAGTTCTTCGCAGAGAGCATGATGGAGACAGACAGCGGAATATGCATCAACAACGCAAGATCCATCCCCCACGAACGACACCCCTACTCCTGGCGTAAACAGATTGCTCCCATCTGTCACTATACAAACTCCGTGGAACTCTACCACCCACAAAGCCTCCAAACATACCAATTTCTATGAATGTTACTGTTACATGTAAGAAGAAATCAACGAGTACACGTCATAATGCAAGTTATCCATGGCAATGTCAGCAGCCGTCTTCTCATCGTCGTTCTTGATGTGCGGATCAGCCCAATACTCCAGAAGCGTCTGACATATGCTCATGTACCCCTTCTCGGCAGCAAAGTGCAACGCCGTCCAACCCGTGTTCTCCTGTAAATTTATGTAGGCAATCGTCTCCTCGGGAACATCCTGCTTGCGGACTGGAGGGTGGTCTGTATCAACGGTTGGAATTGGAATTGCCATGATTTCGTGTATGATGGTGTGGTGTGTCATACCCCCCTCCCTTTAAGTATACCACTTAAAGGCAACGTGGGCAACATGTCCCGCCATGAAACGCATCCTCGCCATCGATGTCGGTCAAAAGAATCTGGGGGCGTGTGTCTGGTCTCCGGAAGAGGGGACAGTCCAACGCTGGGCAGTTTGGGAATCAGAGGGAACGTGGGCAGCTGCCGTGTGCGCGTGTCTCCAAACCAACGCCACGCCAGAGTTTATGGAAGAGGTGACGGACGTGGTGATCGAGCACCAACCCTCGAAGAACCCATCCATGACCCGAATTATGCACTACCTGGAGTGTTTCTTCGTCCTCAGCGGGGTTCCCGTGCACATCCAGGACTCCAAACACAAACTGCTGTACGCATCCACAACGCCCTGGTTTCCGACAGACAGTACCGAGCAAGAGTGGACGTATCGATACCGGAAGAAGCTGGCAGTGCAGACCGTCCATTCGTACCTTGTGGCCACGGAACAAACAACGTGGTTGGAGATGTACGACGGGAGCACCAAAAAGGATGACCTTGCTGACAGTCTGCTCCACGCCATGGCCTACCACACCTTCAAACCCGTGACGAACGGCGGCATCAACTCCACCACCAAAGCAACAGGCAGCTCCAAACCGACCAAGTTGATCGCCAGACCCCCCACTGCAAAGCAGGACAGAAACGGGCGATTCTCGGCACATAACGTCGCGTTTTTTTTGAAAGAGTGCCCCACTGCCGACGAGATCCAACAGTGTTTCAGGCAACAGCCCAGGGTAAAAAGGGCATTCAACAAACACTTTGCCTCAATTGACGAGTTTCTCTGCACCCGCAACAAAAAAAAAGCGCCCTCCTCGTAAGGACTATTAATGGATGATACGTTTCAAATTGTATTTAAAGTCGGAACCATAGCACATGTATACTCGACACGCGCGGAAAAACAGATGCACATAGACCAGTGGGTGAGCGAAGTGATGGCGCTGCAGAACTGGACCGGGTGGTACATGTATAGCGACGACCCCCCCGTCAAAACCCGGTTTACGCCCCAAGGACATTGCAAGGGTATCGTCCTGTGGAATGACAACGTGACGGGTTGGATGATCCATAGCATCCCGAAATGGCCCGCAAAAGTGCCCCTCGAAGAGTTGCCGGAAGATACGAAGGATGAATGTCACACCCTTTCCTTCTGGTTCGGAGATGCAGAGGCGCTCAATAAAATAGAGAAACAAGTCGATCTCATGGGAGCATCGGTTTACGCAGGCAAGAGATCACGGGTGTTCAACAGCAGCCACCTTGCCGTGCTCCAACGGGTAAAGCTGGACACCATGACCGACCACGTGGCAAAGAACCCGCATTGGGACCGGGACCTCTACCAGTCACTCGGTAGGTGCTCCGTGAATTCGAGGGCTTCCCTGGACAACACCACCATCGTCCGCAACGTGCAATCCATCTATCTGCCCGGATGGTCCGCGGAGAAGGATTTCGGGCGGTGGGCACTCGGGGATCGGTGGGTGTGTGTCGGAGACGTCCGGCGGGGTAACAAAGAGTTTACGTTCGGTGGTGGTTGTATTCTGCGGTATGATGACGAGTTGGTGGAGAAGATCCGTAAACTGATAGATAGCAAGACGGGTGACGATTACAAATGGTGATGAAGTATCTGAAGCACATCCGAGAGCACCTTGTCCATATCTTGGTCACCGTTGACCGTGTGGACCGGCTTTGAGGTGAACTTGAGGTAGTTGGTGTACTGGAACTCGATGCGTCGTAGGTACTCCCTGTCCAGGCCGTCTTCGCATTGCCTCCCCCTCGTATGTATTCTCTCGAAACAACGGTCCGGCGAGGTGTTGATGTACACGTACGCATCAGGTTCCCACGTCAACAGGTCGTGGTATTCCTTAAAAATGTCCCATGCTGCAGGTGTCATGTGCTCATCGTTGTAGCCCAGCTGACCAAAGACGTGGCGACAGGCTCCCGGGGACCTCTCGACGCAGACAACCTGATGCGGTGCTCCTTGAGGTGGTTCGGGTATAGATCGGAACGAGTGCAACACCTTTAGATTGAATGCGAGCGCCCATTTCGAGGGACAGTCATAGTATAAATCGAGCAAGTCTGCCCACTCATCAATCGGTTCTTCTTTGACGGTGTACCCATGCGTATCCCGCAGCGTTTGTAATACAGTGCTCTTCCCCGATCCGATGTTCCCTTCCACGCAGACAATCATGGTTCTTCTTCTACCATCTCCAGAGTCTTGGTTTTCTTTAAGCGGGTATTGTCCAGCGAAAGTCTGATGGGTTCCTCCCCGTGCAGAGAATACACCTTCTTCTTATACCTCCGGAAATCTGGCGTCTCGGGGTGGTTCTCGGGATAGATTCGGCGCAGTTTTTCGTAGGATATGCGCACAGACTCTGGTGTTGACGCGTAGTCCGTGAGACACTTGGCGAACGACTGGGTCAGGTGGACCCTCGTGGAGCACGGTCTGGTGGTGCACTGCAGCCAGGTTTTGCTCCCTTCGATGGTATGAATCAGTCTGTATGCCTGGTATGCCAATTGCATTGTTTTGTTGACATCATACGTCAGGTTTGCATCGTTTCTGCACCCGGACAGGATGCGGGAAAGGACGTGCTCCAGGGAAAATGCCAGCCATTCGACGGCCATTGAGCAGAATTTGTACAGGGGAAACGTGTCCACGTAGGGGTACTGCTGTGTCCTGACAATCACGCTTCTGGTGTTCTTGTTGTATGCCATACTGTGTCCTAACGGGCTCCGAGAGAACACGATGCACTCACGAAACAGTCGGGTCATGATGTCTGACAACGAGCCCTCCAACATGCGATGGGGCGATGGTGTGGTGAAAAACTGCTCTTCGAAGGTGTCGAGAGCCTCCTCCGTTCCCCACACAATGTGCTTCGGGTAGGGGGTGCTGTATACCGTCCGGGCACAGGTGTACAGTGTGTCATCGTCAATCGTCGAATACGTGTAATCGGTGATCACGTTGTTATCTTCCACATACTCTCGCAGCAATTTGAGGGCTTTTTTGAGGGAACACCGGGATATCTGGACAATCACGGGGCACGGTAACGAGGAGATGTACGGGGCCAAGGCTTTTCCGCACTCGGTCACCGGGTACTCTCGTGTGGCATCCATCATCATCTTGCTGACGGATCTGTAGGGTTCCTGGGCAATACCAGCATAGGTCACAACGTCTCCGAACGTACACACAAACACGGAGACGAGCATCTACTGGTTGCACACATTTTACACGGGCTCTGGTAACGCACCTGTAGCACCGTGTTTTATCTCTGATGGTACGGTAGGAGATGTTGATCAACGTCATGCCCAGTACGAGGAAGACGAAGAAGTACGTGGCCCTCTTCTCGGACGGTAGCAAGACCCACTTTGGTGCCAGGGGATACGGCGACTATACCATCTACTCGAAACGGGATACACGTCTCGCAAAACAGAAGAGAGCATCCTACATTGCCCGTCACGGTGCCACAGAGTCGTGGACAAATCCCAAGGCTGCAAGCACACTCTCCAGGTACATTTTGTGGGAATACCCGACACTCAACGGTGCTGTAGCCAGGTATAAACGCAGGTTTCCAAAGTGATTCATTCGTTACACATCATCTATCTTAAAAGCGAATACAAAAGCAAATAGGACTGGACGTTTGTTGTCATCGGAAGCTGAAAGACGCCGTACAAACACGTTCTCATCGTTTGTGCGGATATACCGGAACACACTGCGGGGTAATCTGCCTTGAGCAGAATACTGTACCCTGGAGCCATGATGGACATCGAATGGATTTTCCAATCGCGCACATCGGTCGTTACCTTGATATTGCTGTTCCCGGCGTTAAACGTAACAATTCCCGATGATGCACCGGAACGCACATACTTCATGACCATCCTGGAATCTGTATGACGCAACGCCTGCGCGGCAGCATGTTGAAGCTCCATCTCACGTTTTTATTTCGAACAAACCAAGCCTAATTCTGTTGTGCCCTGCAGATGGCACAGGTGTCCGCTTTGCTTTTCCATATCATGTGACACAATCTGTGCATTGCCTGCTTGCAACACGGCGTTTGCATCATCCATCTGGGATGACTCCGGGCATCGTGGCAAATCGGACAAAACGATTCTTGGCTGGGAGCGGTGATTGTTGAGGCCAGCGTCATGCGACACATGTAACACATCTCCTCATTTGCCTGCTTGATGATATACTGACCACAAGGACACACCGTCCACAACCACATACTGTTGAGCGCTTCCTGTATCTCTTTGATTGTATCCTCATCGATCGTGAATTCATGAAGAATGAAAAAGTTGTCCTCTTGCGATACACCGACCTCATTCTTCATGCACTCTTCTATACACGGCCTATCCTCGCACGTTGTGACACTCACGTCCACGTTGCAATGGTCGTCTTCCTTGATACCTCTGAGCAAAATCGGTATACCGCCAGGGTTTCTAAACACAAAGGCGTCGTTGGCTTCGCATAATCTGCTCAACGCAGCATACAAACTGTTTACTGACTCTATAAAAACCATACTAACATTCGCAATTATTCATCCGTCTGAGTGATCATCTGCTCTTGTTGCCTACCTGTACCATTTGATGTCCTCTGAATCAAAAACTTGACTCGCGAGACAATCGAGTTGATGTCGTCTCTGCTCAGGTACTTGAACGGACGTGTGGAGTGGACAAAGTTCTTAACGCATGTGGGTTCTCGAAGGACCACTCGACAGTACGGGCCTCCACGCACGTTGTCAAACCCAAACTTGCTCGCGAATTCACAGAATTTGTAGTATTCGTCGTTCGGATCGGATTCTTCTACGATCTCAATCACTCGAATCGGGGGACCGTGCTCCTTGACCCAATTAGAACTCGTCTCCGCCCCAGTAAAATGGTCGTACAGCCTGGTGTAAATGTTGTCCGTGGAACCAACGTAAATCTTCCCGTCTTGCAACAGGAGCACATACGTGAAATACCTGGCGTCGTTCTTCTTCAGCTTGGCATACATGATCTGAATGTTGCACCGAATCACGGCAGACTCGTGCAGGAGGTCCATGTTGACTGTAGACATGCGCTTAAAAGACTGAACGATCCTTTAAGCGTATGTTGACAAGAGAGGAATGCCTGCTTCTGTGCATACCAACAGCAGCAACACCGTCGGACAACATCACCAGCAGCAATGACGACGAGGGTGAAAAGTGTGATAATACGTGGTGCTGGCACTGTTGTCACGAGATCCCGGATATGGTGATCCCGCTTCCAATCGCCTACGATGACAGGAAAAACTCGTGGACACACACAGGGCAGTTTTGCTCGTGGGGATGCGCAAAGGGATACGCATTGGACAAACAAAAACTGGAATGGAGTCATCTGCTGGCCATGTTAAAGAGACACGTCACGGGAAAACGGACCAGGACAGTCCCTGCTCCACCCCGCCGATGTCTCCGAGTCTTTGGAGGGTCCATGACGCTCCATGAGTTCCGAGCCAAAAGTGATGAGGGCATGATCGTTGGTCACCTACCGACACACATGATCCCCCTCCAACAAATCACCGTGCAACAACATATATCCGCACAAACGAACGTCACAGGAGGGAAACAACGGAGTGTGTCCATGGCGAATCGCATGGCAACCACGACGGAGCCAAAGAATGAGACCCTCCGATTGAAACGGCCTCATGCTCAGGTGAAAAAGAATACGGGGCTAGAAATGTTCCTGGCATAATAATACGTGTAATCATCACTCCAGCGACATGACGTCATTGCAAAGCCTGGTGCTGGCTCCTCCACGGACGAAGGGCTCGACGTTCTTGGAATCGCGCACGGCAAACTTGGTCAGGTAGTCGGACGTGTCGGTCACACTCTGCTCATACTTGTACCTGCCCGGCTCGACGGTGCTCTGAAACTGCATCCACGGTCGCTGCCCGGTCTGGTACGCCGACGGACCGGAGAGACTGCCGTAGGGTTTCTCGACCCCACGCAGAATCTCCTGGTGACCCATCCGCAAGTTCGAGCTCGTGTTCGTGTCGGTGCTCTGGTGGAAGGTGCACGTATACGGCAACTCCTCTGGACACTCGTACGGTGAGAATTGGTTGATCACATACCGGAATGGTCGTTCCGAAGTTTTGGCCCTGAGATCTCTGTACTCGTCGTCCCTCAATGATACGGATGCTCCAATAAATTGCGCCATTAACGTCTGGGGAGAATTTAATTTTACAGATTCGTTACACCATGTGCTGCTTCACCTTGGCATGAATTGAGACCGTGTACTTTGTCTTCCAGAGACGCATGAGCAAAAGCAAGGTCTGTGGTGTGAGACCAAACGACCGGGCAACGTCCCCCGTCTTTTTGTAGTCCTTGGCATGAACGCATTGGGTCAATAATGTCCTACACGAATCCAGACCGTCACAGAGCGAGAGGGTTGTGTTGCCGGATTCCAACATGGCCCGGCGGATTTGGTTAATGTTCTTCAGCCTCGCAAAGCGCGCATTGTTCTTCGACCAGACGACCCCAAACGTCTTCACCTTGCCCTTCTTTCGTGCATTCGCAAACACCGTAGCCGTCGTCGTCAAAGGGAAGAAGGAGTACATATCATCACCTCCAAACAGGGCGTCTCCCATAACGTCTGCCCAGCTGTATGCTTCCGCGATGAGATGGGCTCTGTCATCCGGACACGCTGCCAGGTACGAATCGTACACGCCGCCAAATGCAATATTATCCCCACGGTAATCGATATCCGTTCTCCCCTCGAGGGCATACTTGGCGCCCAGCAGTCCCTTGTCTTCGTACTGGTCTTTTTTCGAATACACAATCGTAATTTTGTATTCATCTTCCTTCTCGGCGGCGGGAGTGGCTGATGTTTCATCAGGAACGGGAAGGGGGGCCGCCACCCGTATGTCCTGATACGTTTTCACCGGCAATGTGGCAACTTTTCCAGTCATCTCCTGCGCCACCAGCAGCACCGGCACAATGTCCAGCTTAATGGCGTTGGTGATGTGGGACACAAACGCCTGGTTGGTCGACACAATGGCGTCATAGTCGAACACCACAATGATTTTGCGTCGAAACGTCACCGCAATAGGACTTCTGGATGCGGCATACAAATCGACACCCTGTAAGCCGTTCATGTCGATGCATACGGATTCCATGTTGGCTTCTTTCACTGCCCGGTGCACATCGTCGATAATAACCAAGCCCTCCGGAATCGTCAAAAGACATGTTTTGGGAGCGTCTGTGGCTGTCTGGTGCATCCACGTCGTCAATTGCTCACATACATTATCTCTCGGAACCGTATTATGCTCGACCATGTGATGACAAGAGTATGTGAAAGTAGACCGGTAAAAATTCTCACGAAATTAGTCTACCTCCTCCTTCTCCTCTTCGGGGTGCAAATAGTCTGCTTGACTGCGCTGGTGTACAGAACGTTTTCCTCAGGCGTTCAGTAGGTGCTGTTTGTTAAAGTTGTTCTGACTGATGTTGGTTCGCACTCCTTTAAATACAGGGAATCTTGGCAGACCGTTCTTCGTGTACTCGTAGAACTGGATGGTAACGATATCGCCAATCTTAAAGAACTCTTTGCCAGAGTTGTGTTTCATCCCCTCGGAGATGCCAGTAAACACCTTGAAGGTGACCCGGTGACCGTACGGCGTCTTCCATTCGCAAATCAACGACTTTAGACGCTCAGTTCCCTCATACAATGTAAATCCGACAATCTTCGCCTCGCGCTCCTTGAATTCCTTCACCTTGAGCATATCCTCCGTCCGGACGCCCTGTTTATACGGCGCATTCTTCCGCAACACAATACCCTCGCCATTCCTGTTCCTAATCTCCCGGAAATGCTTCATGATCTGGTTGTGCGAGTTGGCGAGAGTCTGCTGCTCAATGCACACGCTCACCTCGGTGTTCTCCGTACAGATGGGCATCTTCTTCTTCAAACGGTTATAGGTGACGCTGAAATCATTGCTACTTGTCGGGTCGTCAAAGATCCGGTAGGATACCAGTTTCCATTCATCGTCGCGTGGAACCTTCTTTTTGATAATGCTCGAAAGCTTTTGGAAATCGGCACGCTTCGTCCACAGCTCGCCATCGTATGTACCCTCCGGAATCGAGTCCAAGAACCACTGCGGGGCGTGAATGATCAGTCCGTTCCTGCTGTACAACTTGCCCCGAAACGCGATGGCCCGGATTCCGTCCAGCTTCTCCGACATGTAGTACGGCCCCTTGTGATACCGCTCCTGGTACTTGTGAGCCAGCATGACCTCGGGCACGTTACGAGGCTCCTTCTCCTCCCTATTTTCCTCAATCACCTCTTTCGTGTCACACTCCGTCCCCAGGTTCTGGTAAAATTTCTGGAAGGTGGAGGTGGCCATGTACCGCTGGGGTGCAGGCAAATGAGACCGCTCGGCAGACACCTCGAAAGGAACGTCAATCCGGATGCAGTGGGTGGTGGCACCGTAATACCTGGCAATGGCGGCTATTTCCGCGCGACGGGATGCAGACGGGTTCGTGGCGTCCAAAATGATATCCCGCTTGGTCTGCTTCCGTTCCAACAACTCGACAAGACGCTCGTTGATCTTCCGCTTATCGGATTTGTACTGGTCAGAAGACACGATAATGGCATTGGTTTTCTGAGCCAATCTCGCACTGCGCCGTGTCTTTCCGCTGCCCGTGCTTCCAACCATGATGATCACCCGTTGTCCGGTGGGAGATGGACGTTGGTTTTTGGTCTGGGACATCCACACGCCGATCCCCACGTCCCCAAAGGTGTATACGCACCGTTTCGTGGCGGGGTTGTAGATTTTACCCGGATCGCACTTTTTCTGGGACCCGCCGGCAGAAACCTTGGCAACCCTTGGCTTCTTTGCTGCCGTCTTTGTTATCGTTGTCGAGGTGTTGGAATTCGAGTTAGATCGATTCGAGCGTTTCTTCTTGGGGGGCATATTAGTGACACACATTTTAAGTAAACTTCACCGTGCTCGAATTGACGTATTTGACCGTCAGATACCGTGCAATCTCGACCATGACGATGAGCGTGATGATGAACGTGATCGCGCTCTTGATGGCCCTCCCCCAATAGATATAGATCGGCTCGGCGCCGCCAAGGGGTGTTTTGATCTTGAAATTCCTCGTCTCCAAACGCGTAGCACCGGTCAACGTGGAAATAAACGGCATGATAAGGGCATCGATCAGGGTCCTCACCGTATCCTGGAACTGTGTGCTCAAAGCAAGGCCGATCGCAAACACAACCAAATCTTTCCCACCAACAAACGCCTTAATGTCACTCCCAATTCTGCTCAGCATAGTGTCCGCGTAGATATATTTACACACACGAGTTGCTGCTGGGGTCCCACGTCTTGCCAGGACACAACAGCCCCGCAATGTCATCGTAAAACGCCTGGAGAATGATGGCATGCCGCACGTCGGCCCCAGCAAAGTATTCATGGGCCTGGTTAAACTGGTACGGCCAGAAATGCATGTGGTCACATCCCATGGTGGCATCGGGACCGTCGAATTTCTTTACAACTTGATTCACCCTTGGACCGGTCCAGATATTGTTGGTCCGAAGTGCATTCCATTGGTCCGAATACCTCGACAGCAACACGTGAGCAAACTCGTGCAATAGGGTGTCGTACCCCCTCGAGCCCCCAAAACGAATGTCTCCTTTCCCGGTGCCCCAATTCCATCCTGCTTCGGCCGTCGGAACACCTGCTCCGTAGCTGACGACGGCGGTGATGTCTAGTCTGGTATACTTGTTGTACACTGCCGATGCTCTTGACGTCCATTCTCTGATACTATCCAGCAACGGACGACCATCGTGCTCCACTCCCTGAAACGTATCCTCCAGAATCTCGAATACAACACGGCCTCTTCTGCCAGGCTTGGACAGGGCAGCACACGACGTTCCCGTCCATTTGGGGAGTGTGGGTGGACATTTGCACCCCTTGCGTGTCCACAGGAGGTTACTTTTACACTGAGAGGCCGGGTCAATGCACCGTGATCCGTTCCATTTCGGGGCATTCTGGGGACATCTACACCGTCCCCCCATGAGAACAAGGTTACTGGGACACGTGATGGAGGTGACGCATTCTCCTCTTCTCGCGTCATACTTGGGCAGATGTTTGGGACACCCACACGCTCCCCGTCGGTTTCGTTGCATGCTTCTGGGACACGGCTGATCCATGCCAATAGGATGTCTTTTTTTTTCGACGTCCCTTTATAATGGCTCCCATCCAACCAGGTTCCGCAGCAGAAAAGGCACTTTCCATCGAGGCTCTCCGAGCGGATAAACACCGCATCATCAACGCCCTCGAAGAACAGAAACTGAATCCGGTGTACGCGCACGTTGCCTCTGATATCGAGGGTGCGCAGCGAACCCTGGAAACGTTGAGCGTCGAAACCCAAGGGACCAAGGTGCACAGCATCGTCAAAGAAGCCCAGCGAAGGCAACTGGTGGAGCGGTACGAAGACCCCAATAGTGTCCAGATCAATTGGTGGGTGATGGCCCTGTGTCTCATGGCTGTGGCAGTCCTCGTCAAAAAAATGTGTTAATTTAGTAAACCGTTATGGTGAATTCAGCTAACGAAGTCAGAAGCAGCTCAATAGTACAGGAGATGGGCATGAAACCACCAACCCAGCGACGGACAAGCAGCTCGCTAGCACAGGGGTCAAATGGGCAAAGTATCGGCATGGGCTCAGAGAGACCCAGCTCAATCTTCTCATACTCATCAGCACCAAAAAAGAAGACAACCAGCAACAGTAACACAGCCAGCAGCTCGCTAGCACAGGGGTCAAATGGGCAAAGTATCGGCATGGGCTCAGGGATACCCAGCTCAATCTTCTCATTCTCGTCAGCACCAAAAAAGAACACAGCCAGCAGCAGTAACACAGCCAGCAGCAGTAACACAGCCAGCAGCAGTAACACAGCCAGCAGCAGTAACACAGCCAGCAGCAGCAACAGAGTCGGTGGTGCCACCCAGGAACAAACGGGCATAAACCCAACAAGAAGCCCGCCAGTACAGACAACCTCCGGTAGACCGTCTTCTGGTAGTAACAGGGGGCGAGAAGAAGGCTCACAGCCAATCAGCACACCCGTAAGGGCTCCGACAACCTCCGAGCGGCGACAGGAGGGGATGGACAGCTCCGACAACAGTCTGATAACTAATACCAATACAAGGACCCTTGCTGGTATAGGTGCCAATCGTGTTCATAACAATTTGTCTTCAATACTGCAACCGTCACAGTCGACGTGGTCATTGAGGAGGACCTTGGCATCAAACGAGCCCCCGGTGTACACCGCATCACCTCAGACACTCCTCAACAGCCGACATCCGTGTAGCGGTATCATCGGGAAATCCAACCCCTTTGCTCACGACTGTTGGAAGCAACACATCACCGGCATCATCCGTCCACTCATGAGCAAATCCGAGTCGGGCAAATGGGCGTGCGGTGACACACAGGCCCTGGGTGCACACCAACACGTGGTCATCGAACAGGCAAAGATCATTGCTGCAGGAGGACCCCCGGAGACCAATACACACAGGGGGCTCATGGTCTACCAGAACACGGGCAGCGGGAAAACCGTGGTGGCCATGGGGATTGCTGCTTCGTTTTGGAAGACGGCTGATCGGATTTACTTCGTCACCACCAGGGATAACATCCGAGGCAATCCACCCTCTGAATACGCCCAAAACATGCTTCTCTTTTTTCCCGAGATGGTCCCCGTTGTCTTTGCCGGTGCCCCGTTGCCTCCCAGGGAACTGTGGACACGCAGCAAACTCAGGACTCCGTACGGGGATGATGGAATGACCGTCCTGAAGTGGTGCAACACCGTGGGGCAGAGTTTGCTCCAGCGTAAGATGGGATTCCAGACATTCATCAACTTTTCGCAGGATAAACGTGTCGTCCCACTCAAAGAAATCAGAAGACCCGGGAAATGGGTGGTTATCATTGACGAAGCACAGAACCTGTTCAAATTCCCCAACAACAATCGCAAGCAAATCGAAGGTCTCAAGGCCATGCAGAATGCGCTCACACGACCCGAGTACATGAAACATACCTTTGTGTTCCCTCTGACGGCCACACCGGGTGATAACCCCAGGGACGTGCTCAACCTGGTCAACATCGTCCGCCCGTATAACACCCCCCCGATCACAGTGCAAGAGTTTGCGAACAACCCCTCCATCATCAAAGGGCTTGTGAGTTACGCCGATATCCGAGGCGACAAATCCAAATTCGGTACAATCACCACCACAACGAGAGGTATCGGTATGGCAGAGAATGTCAAAGTCCCCTACGATCCGGCGTACTTTGCGGCATACGTGAAGGCAATCAAAGGGTACGGAAGGGATTTGAGCACGTTCGAGGAAGGCAAAGGAAAGCTCTTCTTCGGCAAATCGCGAGAGGGTAGCATCATGCTCCCCAGGAAGATTGTGGAGAAGTACCACACCAACCTCAACACCAAAGGTCCACATCACACGTATGCACCGGGCGGATGGAACACACAGTACGTCCTGAGCACCAAAACCATCAGGATGATGGAGAATATCAAAACCATGCAGGGGTGCCAATACGCCTACGTCCACAGCCAAAATGTGCTGAAAGCCCTCGGACCGGCATTCATTTCTGCAGGATTCGAGATCGTCAACCTCTCCAAGATACAGGGTGAAAGTTTCGAGTCGGTGCGGGCTCTATACGGCAGACCAAAGCCAAGAGTCGTGCTGTACCACCCGGGAAACATGGTGTACCCCGACAATAGCAGAATTGAAGGCGCCTCAGCAGCTGTGCCCAGGTTGAAAGCAGTCCTCCAGCTATTCAAATCGCCAGAGAACAGCCGGGGACAGCTGATTAAGGCGGTTGTTGGCACGCCGTTTGAGGGACTCGACATGTCCTACCTGCGAGGCGTCCACATCCTGGCACCTCTCCCAACCCTGGAAGATGACGAACAAGCCGTCGGACGGGCGCTTCGTTTCTGTGGACACGAGGAAAACGCAAAGACTGTGGCCATCTACCGGTACTTTGGGGTCCCGCCGAAACAACCAATACGACTGTCTCACCTGTCCGCCAGAGAGCAAGCCCAAATTGAGCGGGATGTCAAAGAGTTCCTGAAAATGCATCCGGACGGGATCAATGCACGTGTGTTCGAAGACGCCCGTCGTAGAGGTCTCCCGATGAAAAAGTTTATGGACTGCGTGAAAGCCCACTCGACAGAGTGCGGAATCGACCCAGAGAAAGGGGGTCTTCTCGGTCCCATCCAGTTTGGCGACAAAGTGCGGTGCGGTATCGAGCAATGTGAAGTGGAACTCACAAAGGAAGGAAAACTGGTCATCCCCAAGGAACGCATCGAAGAGAGAATTGTCGAACTTAAGAAAAACGCGCAGATCAATCGTGTCCAATCAAAATCAAAACGCGAAAGGATTATGGAAGAACTCAAAGAACGTCGCAATAACGAAATTCAAAAAATGGACTTTGCACGTGACGTTACAGGTACAACGACTCCGAATCGGAGAGATGTTACAATTCCAAAACGATTATATAACGGGCCGTATAAACTAAGCCCAGTCTTCATCTCCCAATTTGACCGGCGCAGGCACGGGTAATCATTCCTCATCCTGGAAGGCATACTCCTGCAACCTGTTAGGCTTGCTCACCACAGCGGCCTGGCTGATCCTGAAAGATGCCCCGAACGTCTTGTTGACGAACCAAATGGACGAAATCTCACAAATCACCTTGACACACGATCCCTTGGTGAGGTAATCGATGCCCACACGTTCCCTCTTCTCATCGTAGAATTGGGCGTTTGGCTCACCATTCATACCGGCACCAACCTTCATTTTGACGAACGGGGGGTACTCTGGGTTCTTATCATTCACAAGCCTCCTGTAAAACTCGGCAACCATCTCACGAGACTGCTTCTTTCCAAACCAAGCCTCCGAATGCTCCGTCGCCGTGTCGATGAGGTACTCGTCCAGCTCCCTGACCTTGGCCAAAAAGTCCTGCAACCTTGGCTCAGTCTCGTGTCCCCTGAAAGACAACTCAACGCTGTAACTCTGGATATCACCGTTGACGTCGTATGGTGTCACCCCGAACGGAAGCGACATCGTAGGCGTTTGCAAGAGCACCCTACCCTGCTCGCCCGAGATGTAAACGACTTTTCCTCCACGCTTGTTCTTCTCCACGGTGGGAGAGATCACCATTTGTTTTGGCTCGAAATCGGACGTGAGTTGCACCATGATGAATTGTTTGTGATGTAGAGTGGTAGAAGGCCCCTTTAAGTGTCTGATTTGAAAAGAGGAATTCGTCGTTTCGTATCACACACTTAAAGGAACCCGAATAGAAACGAGTAATGTTTTTGCGGTATCACGTGGCTGTGTGTGTATACTGCGTAAGTTGTGTCTCTCTGTACAACTTGTTAAACACGCATTATAATAGTCAGTGCACGTCCTGGATCGCTCTTGGAGAATCGGGATACTGTTCCTTAATCCGTAAAACGCTTGGTGCACTACAGACATCACCCTTAGTCGTTGCTGGTGCCGTAATCGGAGGAGCCCCACTACATCATGCCCCGAGGCGTCAAAACGTCCAGATCAGTCAATAAGGCTGCATCTGGAGGGTCAAATCGCGAACTCAAAATCCGCGACGATGACCAACGGTACGCAATCGTTACCAAGCTGCTCGGCAATAACAGGGTGATGGTCAACCTGGTGGAAGACGGGACACTGCGCGAATGTCGATGCACCATCCGAGGAAGCATGCGTCGCCGTGAATGGATCAGCACAGATAGCGTTGTTTTGGTTGCTCTGCGCGAACTGGCCGGCGATACGCACGATATCATCGCCAAGTACACTGATGATGAGGTGAAAACGCTCAAACGTTTGGGAGAACTGGTGCTGCCTGCCCCAGTGGAAGAGCATACCAGTATCAATCAGGAAGTCGAGATTGTCTTCGAGGATATTGATGAAATTTAATTTACGATAATGCCAGCAAGATGTACGGCACAAAGGCGGCAAAGAAACACCACATGGCACCCGTGGCTTTCTGGCGGCCGTAGACAACCTTGGAAAATGCAAACGTCAGCACAACAATAAACGCGTGAAGAACTCCCAGGTCGGCAGGTAGACCGTAGACAGACAGGAGCACCAAAAAGAGCAGGAACATCACGTAGTACAGACCGTTGCCGTCTTCGTAATTCCATTGCCACTGTAAATGAGGAGCCGATTCGGGAGTCACCTTGGTGCACAGGTCCTTACGCAGCGCAACAGTCGTATACTTGACGGTCATCAACGCATACAATACCGCAACAGCGTGGACGGGCATGGGAAGGGCCTGAAAGACCAGGGCGTACAGCACCAACGGCTCCAGATGGTTAATGACGATACCGGCCTTCGTTGCCAACGCATTCAGCCTCGAACAGGATGTGCTGCATGACCACAAGATGAACTCGATCAGCTGCATCTGGATCACCGTCATGTAAAATGCACCAAGGGGTCTGTTCTGCTTGTATAACAATAGCGATCCAAACATGCCAATCAGGTACGTTTGGATTGATACCGACTGATTGAAACACATATATCTATCTATCATGGATTAAAAGTTGGACGGTTTTGATATCGCACGAGCAAACACGGCAATCGCAACGTCTGCAGCCAAGAATTTCCAGGCGTCTCTGTTCCCCTCAATCAACGCAAATGCTGCCAAAGCGTACATGATACCGTGCACAGGTCTCCAATTGTGCCACCACGTCCCGTTCGCACCTCCTTCCCTCGCATCCAGGCGCAAATTCAATACCCGTAACACAAGGAACGTGGCCGAAACTCCCGCGAGCAGGTACCCAAACGGTCGTAACGCATGATCAGGTAACATGAGGGGCAAGGTTGACAACGCCACTCGGGAGGGAATACACATCGTCCAAAACAGAAGCTCAGGAGTCGTCATATACCGTGGACATCTATTTTTTACCGCGCTTTCGGAGTTCTTCCTGTCGTTTCCTCAGAACGGTGATGATTCTTGCGTTGGGGTTGTAGCCCTCCCTATGCAGCCCTGCCACAAACTTGTCGCTATCCTTCTCAATGCGGGTTTTCCAGTGGGTGCGCGCATCCCACCACGGCATCCGAAGACCCTTTGGACGCATCGAACGAGGAATACTCGCGGCGTCTCCGAAATCGATGATCACAATGGTCCCGTTCGGGCGAACCAGGATGTTGTTGCCGTGTAAATCGAGGTGGACGTGTCCCCGTTTCCACAGAGCCCACAGCGCCGTCTGGACCTGTTTTTCCAGGAACACCATGGTCTTGGGAGACGATCGGAAACCGTAAAGACTCGGAAACTTGATCACCAGGTCTATGGGCGTCCCCTCCACCAACTCCATCGCCAGGAAATGGATGTACCCGGTGGTCATCGCCTTGTACACCCTCGGCGCAAGACCGTTCGGGAGATCCATCATCGTGCGAACCTCCCGTCTCCACATGGCTCTGTCGTGATTGTATACCTTTGCATCGAACACGCCGTCCACGAGCACGCCGCTAAACTGGATCTTCAGTGCAACGTCTCCCGTGATGGGACGGCGGTGGCTCAAATCGGGACCTACCATCACATCCGTCGCGCGAGGAAACTTACGAAGACCGTACTGAATCTCCGACATGAACAACCACAGCTTCTGCAGATGGTCGCGAGGGATCTTCCAAACCACCCCGTGCATACCCCTCGCCATTGGCTCCCCGTGCAAACGCTCCAATAAACCCGGCAATGCCCTTTCCAGCGTACGGTGGGCATTCATGGAGACCGGGGGACTGAGAATGTTGTTGCTCATGTTGCTCTCCGTGGACACTTGAGACGACCCAGACAGCGAGGATGATACAGGGCGCTTATACGGATGCTCTGCACTATTCGACGAGTACATCTTCATTTTACTAGTAGCATGAGATTATTCCCAATGACTTAAAGAAAAATGCATTCCCAGGACATGCAACAATGCCCGGGGGAAACATTCGACGAATGATCATTTGGTGTCTCTACATGCTCGCGCTGAGCACCTACGGCGTCCGCCGCAAACCACAGGCCTATAACGACAACAGGGTTAGACGGCTGAGAGACTAAAAAATCAAAGACCCGTCATTTTGTGGAACAAAGGATGCCCCATTCAGGTACGTGCCATTTGTGACCTGGCTTACAAAGATTTGTGCATCGTTTGTAACAAGCTTCCACGCTTCCGTACACAAAACTGCGTCGGTTACAGTGTTGTCTGTGATCGGGGTGATGGTATCAAACTGTTTTGCCTTCCCCATATACTCGACTTGAAAGACAACGCGGGCCTTATCATCGAGTCGCTCCACAAGTAGGATACGGTACGTAATCGCCATAATACGTGGAATAGAAAAAGTTTAGTACAAATCAACCACCACAGTAACAGTTTGGCTTCCCCACGCATTGCTCACGGTCATCAACCAATAGACCCTATTACGGATATTTGGCATATACCCGTATGTCGCACCCGTGTAATAGTCGACAGTAAGGCTTGTCAGATATTGGGCAGTGAAGTATTTGGGATCTGTTCCACTGGAGTAGGAGTACATTGTGTAGTACACATACCCCCCTGCTGGCGATGATCCGAGGTAGATGTAAGAACCATTATATGGACTATTAAAGTCGTAAGCGTTCGTTATCCAGGATGCTCCGACTGGATTGTACGTCGACATTGTAAAGGTTTTGGTCACAGACTGTCCTTCCTGATCAGTTGCCAGGATACTCCAAGAATAATTGCCAGCGCTTCCAGCCGTGCCGGAGAAATACCCTCCGCTGGTCACCGACCCAATATTGTACGGGTTGCTTGCCATGGAAAAGGTAATTGACGAGTCACTGCTTGCACTCAGGGAAACGGCAAATGATGACCCTGCTACATACGTCCCCAAATTCGAACCCGTCGAAATTGTGGGCACCTGAGACACCAGCACGCTGAACGTCCGATCTGTACTCTGTCCCTCTGCATCTGTCGCCCGGATGGTCCAATTGTATGTCTGACGGGACACATTGGGCGTTGTCCCGCTGATTGTTCCGTTGGTCGTTGTCCCGGCTCCAGGGGTTGACGAGAATGATCCAAACCCTGATGACACTGCACTTAGCGTCACCCTGCTATCAGACGATGCAGTGACCGTCCGCGAGAAGGAGGTGCTTGGCGCCACAGTCCCAAAGCTCGCCGCAGTTGACCACGCAGGTGGGTCTGGGTTGTTGCTCACCCCGTAAAAATTCGCAATTTTGATGATTCCGCTGGTGGGCAGACTTAATGCCACCCCGTAGTATTCGCTCAATTTGTGAGGCGCTGTCCCCCCAAATTCAACGGATATATCTTTCAACGATATCCGTCCAGAGGTCTGGAGAACCATTGTAAGTGGCATAGATTTTTGTTCGTGAGGTTATTCAATATCGACGTAGACTGACAGACGGTGTTTCCCTGCAGAAACACGGACAGATATCCTTTCATTCACACCCAGGAGCCTCTGAATCTGGGGTTTGAGAATGTCCGCAAGTTTTGTTGTACTGGGCATCTTGTCTGGAATGCACACTTCGTACCATACTGGAGCATCGAATTTGGGCACTTTCACATCCAAGCCGTAATTGACATCACGTTCGTCGACCTTGATGACGTGTTTGAACTCGATACCAGGAATATGCATTGGTAATACGGGGCCATTCGATTGTCCTTCAGGGTTGCAGAAAACTATAGTCTTTTGCTTGTTTTTGCACGTGCCGCCTTCTTTAGTGACCTGGAGGTGAATCTCTTTTCCTGATCTGGGTGGTGGTGGTTCTAAGGTCATGATGTACCCCAAGTCTTTGACGCTCTGAATGTATTTCCATAAGACGGCAGCATTATCATCCCATCTTGCTTTCTGTAGGGGCACGATAGTATTCGTTTTGATGTCAACACATCCTGCCGTAAAAAACGGTTCTGTGGTTTTCTCGATTTGTATGTGCAGTTTCCATCGTTGAAGCTTCATAGAACGCTTGTCATGGTCTTTGAGGATCGATTCGTACAACAGTGATGGAGATTTGTCCGAATTGTCGTCGATGTCCTTGTCGAGGGTGCAGATGATGTAACAATACCGGGCTTGGGGGTACTGTTCCAGTATTTTTGGGTGAAGGCGTTTGTGCAAATCTTGCATCGTGGCAGTTGTGGGGACGCACGCGCTTATCGTGGTTATGCCTGGTATCGTGCGACTCCGCAACGTATCCGGTGTACCAAACTCACTCATCTCGAGGATAAACTCGTTGTTTGGACACGCTCGTGACCGACTGACAAGGTTGCCAACGTGAGCCAGCGCACGGTCGTACTCATCCTTCATGTAGACATCCTTCGAAATGCTGTAAACGGCGTTGCGCTTCTTGAGCTCCTCGATGAGAAATTGCTTCGTTGTCTTGCCTCGTGGAATGTTGTGGTAGTGGCTTGCTAACCATCGAACGTTCTCCGCTTTGAGAGGGGCCGGGCGGTGTTTTGCCATGAGCATATCTACCTTATACCGGTCACGTCCAAAGATGTTGTTGTATGCCTCTTGTATCGGTTCTTGGACCAGTTTGCACATATTGAATAGCAGCCTGCTTTGGCCGGAGTCGGAACGGATCAACTGCTTGCTCTGGACATCGAAGTACACGCCGTACCTTGTTATCACCCTCGCCTCACCTGCTATCATGATTGCGTACCGGTCATTTTGTTGCGGACCAAACTTCCAGATATATGTCCCATTGTCGCCATATCTCCGGTTTAATTCTTGTTTTGCATAGGGCAAATCAAAGTCTAGGGCAAAGTATCGTTGTCCATTTGGAAGTTTACCAAGTTGCTCAGCAATGTAATACATCAGGTACTCCAAGGTGCACTGTTTTGGCATTTTGAGAATACGCTCGCCGCTGTTTCGAGAACGCTCACCTTGCACAAGACGCGCAATTGGTATTTTATACTCCACCGTCGTATTCTCTGTATTTGTCACACCAACGACGGACGGTGCAGGGTTTTTTAGGAGACGCTCAATGTATGCTCGCAGGGGACTGGCCGACTGAGAGAGAGATCCGCGAGGGAGATTGATACCGTCTTCGATGCGCGGGATAACCTGTTCGAGTCGCTGTGTTCCGTTTCTGACCGGTTGCAGATGGCGTTGTATTGTTGAGAGATGCGGAAATGTCACCGGTTTGGGCGTGATGATCTCAGTCATCAACCGTTGCATCTTCGTCACAAATTGCTTCTCGGAGATGCCCGGGTTCTTCCGCAGTATATCCCGAACGGATGCGTGCATCTTCCAGAATGGACTGGACTTGGGTAATTTTATATCAGCCGGTTGAGGGAAGCCTGGTGAGATACTGACGTGATACAGAATAGGTATCATGGCCTTGAGAAGCTGATTCCCCACGCGCGTCATATGATCTGGCGTGGAAAGGACCACCGGATCGCCACGTATATACAGGCCTTTCAATTCGCGAACAATACCGAACAACGTTTCTTCGTCCAGGGGTTTAGGTTCGACGGTCGTCTCAGCGGTCTTAGCGGGGCGCTTGCTCTCTCTGCACCTCTTTGTGTTCTTATTGTATACTTTCCCCTGTCTACATTCTTTGGATTTCTCAGCAACTGACGGCTTCTTCTCGGCGGCAGTTCTTGTGCTTGACGGCTTCTTTGTATTCGCCGTGGTAACGACATTGTTCCTGTAGTGCAACTTGTCTCCATTCTTCCACACCAATTGACCCCCAATCTTCACGAATTGCCCCCCCATATACAATTCCGCTGAGATAAAAACGTTACGACAGTGCAATCACGCCCCAGGTGATCAGCATGTGAAGCGTCACCATCCACTTTGCCAGGGGTGTTTTGGGGGTGATGTCGCCAAAACCCGTTGTGCTATGGGTTGTCACCGTGAAGTAACACGCGTTTGACCACGTATTCGGGACGCCAAAGTGTTCTTTCATGTCAATTACCAAGTACAGCGCCAGGAAGGACAGAAAAACCATGAGATGCGTGTACGGTGATCCCAGGAAGGCATACAGCTCCATTATACTTAGTATCCTATAATTATTGATGAGGGATGTAGGGTGTGTAGTGTGCACCACCCTCGCTGTCGGGATTCCACAGGTGTAGATATAACGGTGACTTTAACGGTGTCATCTTGGCGGGGCGGTGATGGATGTCAACAGCAGAACGACCCGATGTAACACATATCGGCCGGCGCATTACCACAGAGGCTAGTTGGAGCTCCAGGTTGTCGCCAAACGTTCTACGCTTCTTCATATGTCTGACATACTGAGCAAGGGACATGTTCATGGCTGGTTGCCAAATACTCTTGTATACCGTGGGGCGATCCTTTACGTAGCTGACCACAAGATCGCGGAGTTTGCCTGCCTCTTGCGTTTCGTCTTTTTTTGATAGAAGGACGCCGTGATCAGCAACGTGCGCAGCCTGAACGAGAGATCTAAACATACACGCCCCACTTCCGTCAATCGCCTCGAACGGCATCTTACGGTGGGACCCGGGTATCTTGCATTTCCCGTACGTGATGTTGACGGCATTGAGCGGCTTATTTGTCTTCGAAGGTTGACGGCGAGGTGGCTTCGGTGACGGTCCAGGTGGCGTGTTATTTCTGATGGTCCTCTTCTTCTTCGTTTCGGTAGCAGCAGCGATGTGGTTCCTGTAGTAGAACTTGTCTCCATTCTTCCACACCAGTTGCCCATCAATCGTCACGAATTGGCCCATGAGTTGACATATGTATAGATTTTATGTCGTCATATTCAACTGACTGTCGCAGGTTCTCTCCTTGACGCACTTCATCACGTTGTTCCCCAGCGTTTTACCGCAGAACGTCACCTCTGCGTTGTCGAAATCCTGGTACGTGTACATGCCCAGATCCTCTGCCACTTCCAGCAACCACCGGAAATTCCGCCAAAACTCGTCGCCGTGTCCGTACTTTTCCGAGGCCACGTGCGCGGCTTCATGTAGGAGCACGTACATGGCCGTATTCATCTTTTCCAGTTTACCGTCCTTGTTCCGGATGCATATATGAATGCTCTTTTTGTTGAGGGAATACGCAATATCGTCGCCGGACCCAACTTCCGACAGGGTTCCATTCCACCGTTCTTTGAGGTTCTGCAAACGCGCATCCATGGGATATTTATCAGACGCCTCCTCCACAAATCTGGTCATGTTTTTGGTGAGCTTGTGCAGCATCTCTGCCGATTCTTTGGGGTCAACGTTACTCACCTTGCGCACGTGGTACTTCTTGTCGGCCACGGACACCCACGTCATGTTCCATCGGTTGGCAGCGATCAGGAAAAGGAGCACGATGATCACTGCAATCCACATATATAGAGGTAGCGCCGAAAAAAACATGACATACGGTATATATGAATGAACCCTTTATCGACAACATCAAAGGAGGGCTCAGCAAGGTAAAAGACGGTGCCAAAGGAGGACTCAGCAAGGTAAAAGGCGGTGTCGGAAAAGTCACAGACGTCGTGGGTAACATCTTCGACACCATCATCGAGGAAATACGCAAACAGGTCAACACCCTGCCCAAGAAGTTTTACAACGGAGTCATCAAACCGATCTGGAACAAAATCAAATGGCTGTTCGGGTGGATCAAATTAGTCCTCTCACTCTCATGCTGCTGTTCCCTCTTTGTTGTGCTCTACTACACCGGAATCCTCCGCATGCTCACAGATCTGGTCAAACAAATCGTTCAACTGATAACATCGCCATCAATCGCAACAACCACCACAGCAACCGTTGTTTCGGAAGGCAGCGGGAACAACAGCGTCCTGTTCACACCACAGGCGACAACAGCACAGTCCCCGTCCTCGTTGAACATATTTGATATGCCCAACTTTAACAACAACGTGCAGGACTTAAAGAGCACCACACAGACAGGATCACCCAGATGATGATATGGTGGTTGTCCTGGTGACGCTTGTACCGACAAGCAATAAACAAGGGGGCACACAATACATTCATGTCCACCTTGACGTCATTGACAATTCCATACTCGACCTCATTGGGTGCGAAGAGTATAGACCGCTTGTGCACGAGTACGCAGAGACAATAACCCGTGTCGGAGTAAGCCTCCAGCAGTTTTACCATCACTACGTCCACAAGCCGTATATACGTCATACTCAGACCCTGAAAACCTATTCGGGCGTCGCCATCCTTCCGTCCGATCCCTACCCAGGCCTGTTAAGCATACCGGCATCCAGCATGTACTTTTCCGCCGTCATGGAATTCATCTTTTTGCCCGTATGGAGCTCTGATTGGCAAAATCATTCATGAGATCCGTCGTATTGGGCATCTCGTCAATAGGACCCATGCTCATGGACATCGGCATATTCAGAAATGCCCTGTCCACGTCGGTCGACTGATCAACCTTGTTGCGCAGGTACCAATGGTATCCCCAGTAAACACCGTATCCCGTCGCAACCAACGCCAAGAGGATGGCCGTCACCCATACCCACGACGGGAGACCTGGATCATTCACCACCACAGCGGGCCGAGGAGACTTGGAGGGAATGATGGCGCACTCGATGGAAGAGGAGGGCTGCATCCAGTCGTAGTACGGGTCCTTGATCCATCCGTTGGTCCTCGCCCATGACGGGGACCAGTCTTCGGGGTAGGAGGTAGGCAGGGCACGCACGTAGCCCTTGGGGAGCGGAGGAGCGTTGTCCTGACGGGGACCAAGGCTGAGCCTCTTTTTGTTGTTGCTCTTCCCCTTCTTCTTGTTGTTCTTCTCATCCGACGAACACCTGATCCGGGTCAGGTCACGTCGCAGCTCGCTGACGTTGACGATGACGTTGTTCTTACACGTGACCAGATGCCATACCATTTCGGCTGCCCTCAGTATCACCTTCCCACCAACAACACGACTGTACTTGATTGCCGTAGAAAGGATCACAGACTTGACTATCTCGCATGGGATATCCGTGTGCACAAGTGTCGACAGGTGCACGTCGATATCCCTCAGAAACGAATTGACAAACAAACACTTCATAATCTCCTGGTACCACAATCTATTTTTTTTTAACAATTTCGATTTCGCCCGCTTCCAATTGCTGCAGAAGCCTTCGAAAGACGGCAACCTCTTCTTCTGCGGCGTTCCTCTTTTCCTTGTAGTACATTCGCACATTCTTCATCGGATCGTCTAGCTTCACACGCCAGTAAAACTTTCTCCAGGTCATCTGGAAATACCGCAAATTGGGGTCTATCGAGATCATGTACCCACACCCGTACTTATGACACACCACGCCGTCCTCAATGGTGTCCACGGCGTATCGCATGAATCCGCCATGGTTCATATGGAGCAAATCGTCAGGCTTCACACGCATGTACCCACCCTCTGTGACCCACTTTTGAAACTGTTCCTCCGATTTGGCTGTCGGCATCTGGTGTCTCAATCTTTTTTTTCTGCATCCTTCCTAACGATGAGCTCGCAGACAAACGTGGACATGTTCAATAGCCCTCAAAGATTCCAGTCTGACCCGATGATGGATTTTTCAATGCCCAAACGCCCCATACCATGGGTGACCATAGGCCTGTCGCTGACCCTCGTCCTCCTACTTGTCCTGTGCATTGCAGGCTTCATCCTCGGGTGGTTCTCCTTCGGAAAGTGCACCAAAAAGGAGTGCCCGGCGGAGAAGGAGTGCCCGGCGCCGACCGAATGCCCGGCGCCGACCGAATGCCAGACGTGTCCGGAGGCAGCAGAATGCCCCGTGTGCCCCGTGTGCCCGGTTGGCGAAGCCCCGGAGTGTCCCATCTGCCCCCCGGTGACCCCAGAACTCGAGAAGATCGATGCTGCAGAGGAGGTGGTCATCGTCGAATCAAAGCCAGGGGTCGTTGTTCAGGAATGTAAAACCTCTCCAGGATGCCCAGAGAACTCGTGCATGATCTGGGACGGGAAACGGTGCAGGTACCCCCGTGGATTCACCAAACCCACCCCTGCTGCCACCACCACCACCACCACCGTCACTGCCAAGGTTGCCGAGAACAACAAGAAGAACAACAAGAAGAACAACAAGAAGAACAACAAGAAGAACAACAAACAGGGAGGAAACAAGAAGCGGGGTAAGGAGTCCTTCTTGCTGCTGTGATGACAGAGAAATTACAGAGACGGCACAAACTCCCATTGCAATTCCTCGCAAATACACTTCCATATCATATCCATCTGATGCAGCTTTTCGTGGCTCTTTAAGAGTGAAAAATGCTGCATGAGATCCGTTTCGCCCAGCAGTTCGCAGAATTTGTACAACACGTAGGCGTAACTCAGGAAATTCTTACGAGTCGGTGCCACCCGTTTGACGTGCTTGTTGAAGGGGGCCTGTATCTCCGCAAACATGTTCTTTAATGCCCTCTCCAGACTAGGGCTCAGTGTCGGAGGAGGCGTCCCCAGCGCCTGGCAAATGGCGTGGACGTGCTCATACCACTTGCTCAGTCTGAGCTTTTTCAGGTGTTTTTTGACGTGGGTCGGTGTGATGTCCTTGACGTCCGTGATCCGGTGTTTCTTGAATTCCATCCGGACGGCATCCAGGACCTCCTCGGGGATGTGGGTGCTCTCCCTGCCCTGCAACGAGTTGATCCATTCGCTAAAGTGGTTGACGCGTTTGTAGGCACAGTGATTGTTGACCTGGCTGCTGACCTGCTCGTCGAACGACAGGTTGTTCTGGTTGATCTCAATAAACGATTCGGCAATCCCACACGAAGGACACACCAACTGCGCCTCCGTCTGCACGAAGACCTTGGAGACGTGACACTCCTGACACTCCCATTCCGTCCTGTTTGTCCCCCGGTTGGCCGCCTTGGTCTTCGGTTGGCGCTCGAATATATACGAATAGTCCTCCTCCATCTCCGCCATGTACCGCGAGAAGATCTCCTTTTTCGACTGGGTGCTGGTCACGTGAAAGCCGTACTCATCCAGGTGGGACGCCTTGGCAATGCTGCTGTCCTCGTCCACGTCCCTGGCGTACTCCTGGATGAAGGGCACGGCCTTGAGCATGTAGTCCACGGCATCCTCTTCGTTGCCGCCCTCCAAAAGACTCTGCACCTTGGTGGTATACTCGCACTCCAACGTGGTGTCTCGGGGAGGTGAACCGGGGACAACCATTTAAAGAAACACGCCGGTCACATACCTTTAAATCCATAACCATGATGAAGTGGATACCCTGGAAAGCTTTGGAGTGGTGGTACAAACCCCCAACAGGAATCAGGGTCGTGAAAGTCCTCGCGATCGATGATGACATGTTTGAGTACATAAAGTGGAATGCTGAGGCGTTTGCTGGGGAGGGATGGCAAGATGCGATCGAACAGGAGGTCGGAAGACCGATTTCGAAAAACGGGAGGATGGAAATCAGGTACTTGGACGGGACCACGAAGAAACGACGTGTTCTGTACCCCGGTGATACCTGCGATCCCACGTTCCCGAAACCGCCGAGAGTGGTCTACCTATCCGCATTCCTGGTCCCCAGAGACGGCACAAACCGCCGACCGTTAAACGTGATGACAAGGATGCAAAAGTATCACGGGTCTACCGTTGCCTGCGCATCGCACATGTTTCCGTTCGATGATGACGATCAGCTAAAGGAAACATATTCACATATCAAAACGATCGATCTCTTCTTTTCGATCGGCAACATCAGCTTTGAGATTAAAGAGTGCCCCACGTAACTTCTTGCTCCCACTCCCACACAACTTACATGAGGGGGACGAAGAACGGCTCTGACTGCAGACTGGGGGCGGGTTGCGAGTTCTGGAGGACGACGACGATCAACGTGGCCGCCAACAGATTCGTGATCAGGGCTTTGGCAAAGGTCTTCTCGGCGTGTTTCTCCTTCAACACATAACGGATGTACGCCCAAAGAGCAAGACTACCCAGGACGGCCGTGGCGTAGGCAACAAACACAGGACTTTCAGTATCCATTTACACTGTAATAGAGAAATTATTTACAAGAAATCCACGCTCTCGTGCCGCTGGTGGTCATCACCTTCGTCGTCTGAACCGAACATATCGTCCTGCTGGATCTGAATGGGCATGTACTGCTCCACGGAAGGCTGCTGCTGAGGCTGCTGAGGCTGCTGAGGCTGCTGAGGCTGCTGGTGAAACTGGGGCTGTGGTGGAATGTCGGACAGGAACTTGTACTCGTCGTCGACGTCGTCCAGCGGAATATCCTCCATATCATCATCCTCCATCATCATCTGCTGCTGTTGTGGTTGTTGGGGCATCTGCTGGGGTTGTTGGGGCATCTGTTGGACCCACTGTTCTGGCGGCGTTTGTTGTTGTTGGGGCACCCGCTGCTGAGGCTGCTGAGACACAGAGTACCGAGGTGCCGTCGAGGTCGGAAGGAGGTCAGTCGTGTGGTCCATATCGGCACTTGCGGCAATGGGGTCAATGCCCTCGTTGTCCACAGACACGGTGAGGTACGCCTCCAGTAGCTGATCGATGGGTACATTCTGTCTGACAGACTCTTCCACGGCTTCCCGCATGAGGTCGTTCTTGGAAGTCCTATTGGAGTACAACAGCTTTGGCTCGTAAAAAAACTCCTTGGCGACGTAGATATACACGCTGTGCACGAATTTGCTGGTGTCAGGGACCGACAGCCTGATGTTGGAGTTCTGGTTGGTGTTCAGCCTGATGGAGCCCAGGACTTTGGTGTAACTCACGCAACACGCGGTGATCAGGTTCTGCAGCTGACTGTACTTCCGCTCGATCTCGGCCGTCTTGTCCTTGATGACCTGATCATTCCACGAGGGCACTTGCTGGAGCATCATTCGAAACTGCTTCGGCTTGTGTTTTGCGTGGTCGTACAGACCGGACACGGTGCGCATGACGTAGGGCAGCATGATGTCCGACAGTTGGTGGACGTATTCCTTTTTGGCGTCGAGGAGGATCGGGGTGAGTGAAGCCATTGTAGTGTGCTTCTAAAATTTCTTTCGCATTTTAACCACCCCCGATGATGCGTGATTTATTTCATGTTCAGCTTGCTTTTCAGGTTCTGCAGCGTCTCCAACAGCTTTCCGGGGGGGATTTCTTTGGTCTTTTTTTCGCTTTTCCTGCTCCTGCTGCTCGGGGCAACGGGTTTATTCACCAGGATGGGCGTGGGTGTCGACGATGCGGCGGATGGGGCGGGGGTAGCGGCTTTGTTGGGAACAAAGGTGCCTCGATCGGGTTTCCAGTCGATCCGCAGCACGTCCTCCTCAATCTCCGTCACCCGAAACCCGTTGTAGCGAAGCTTGTCCCTCGTGTACCGAACGGCGTGTGACACATCGAACATCGGGCGGCCGGGGACGATCGGGGGGATGGTGTAGTCCGTCTGTGTATACCCCTTACGAGCGGCGTACTGGATTCGGTGCTGGATTCGCTCATATATCATTTTATACGTTTGGTGATTGACAACACCCTTGTTGCTGCGGAGGGTGCGGGCGTCGTCTGCAGTCACCATTACTACTCTGAAATCAGATGATAAAATAGTTTTTACACACGGACGATGGTTTATTCATTCCTCCCTGCGAGGTTTCAGGGTGGCAGATCTGAGCGTCCAGCGAATACTGTCTGCCAACCTGCGGGCAAAGTCACGGGTGTCCTTCGTGCTCTCCTTCCTCCTGTGGTCGTTGTAGGTGACGTTCTTCTCAATCACGTCGAAGACGGACATGAGGCCTTGGTCGCATCCCAACACCTTTACGGCGTCCCTGCATCTCTTCGTGTACTGTCCCCTGGGAGGCAAGGACTGGGCCAACATCTCAAAGACAGTCGACAGGGCTTTGATCGTACCACTGACCATCTCATCAGTCGTTGGGAGAGGAGGATCTAGCAGGAACCCCCTGTATTTGTACGCAATGACATCCTTTTCGGGGTCATCACCACCCACGTAGTTGAAGAACTTGTTGTACAACGACCAGACGCTCTTGAAACGTTCCGGGGCGTGTCTCCCCCAAAGGCAATCCAAGAGTTGAGAATAGTACGCAATTGCACGTGTCTCAATCGGGTCGTCATCGGACCCGTTGTAGTGGAATATGGCACTCATGAGCTTGGCATTCAGTGCGTATTGAACACGGTTCTCTAACGCTTCAGGGTTCTCAACGCATATTCCAGAGGGCGTCCTTGATCGGATGATACCTTCCACCCCAGTCCTCCGATCGTCGACAGGACAGATGTACTCTCTGTCAATGGTCACATTCACCACAGCCGGCTCGGCGCCCATTTGACGACAGGCCCAGTTACGCTTGCAGTGTCTCGCGACTCGTTGCATACAGGGACTGACATTTCTGCAGCCAGTGTTGGTACACACGTACATTTCCACTGTGAAGTTTTCAGACCTCTCCATGGTTGTCGGATTGGTTTTATGACGTGTGGGAGTGCGAGCCACCCCTTTAAGCCCCCGGTGATTTAGAAACCAGAAGGGTACAGGCATGCCGTTATAACAAAACCGTAACGACTAATGTGCGGATATGCCGGCATCGACGCTGGATAAAGGCACCAAAGTCCAAAAAGTCTCCAAAACCCACCGTGGCGTTCTAAACAGACATGTCGGTCGTGGTGGGCATGTATGTAGTAGCCGAGGCGTTCTACGGGGGCACGTGTCCGCTCCGGAGGGGTGAATTTGGACACGGTGAGACATTAATGGAAACTTTATAGCCTCGGTCTGCGCGCCAACGTACAATAGTCGGCGGCCGATTTCGTTGTATTTCGACCCTTTAACCCGCCAGGTCGTGTTTTGGGGGGTGGCAAAACGCCGAATTCGATCCAATAAGGGCGCCTCTACGGTCCCTGCTCACACGCGTGCAGTCAATTTGGCGCGAAAATGCGATTAGCGTGTGCTTAACTGGCATAGCCCACCATAAACTCTCGTGGGCCGCAATGACCCCGCAGTATGCCACCCAAACGACGTATGAGCAGAGGTCGTTGAGGATGACAGGGTGTTGGGAAATGCTCGTGGCGGACGGGAAAGGCTTGCGTGTGTGAGCAGGGGTCGTTGAGCGCTCTCGGTGGTCCAAAATCCGCGTCGATGTCCCCCGAAAACTGTCATTCCAGTGTCAACGGGGTTCCATGTTGCGAGTTTGTTCCTCGAGGTGACCCCGAACACCCCCTGCTCACACGCTTACACTTTTGCAAAAAGATCGATACACGGGGGCCGGTAAGCCTAGGTGTGCACGAGGGGATTCCGACGGTGCCGAATTCCAGGCACTTCGCGGTGTGTGAGCGGGACCTGTTGGCGGGAGGTGGCACCGTGCCAGGTCTCCCGTGTGCCCGAACGCTCAGCCGATGCGCCAAAAAAAAAGTGTACCCCTTTTCGGTTTTGGGAGGTGGATAAGGCGGCGGCTCACACACGAGGGCACGAGAGGAGCGAATCGCCAGCGTGTACCCCGAACCACCACCTTAAACTTGCCGTCCAGCATGGCCACGGACTCGGCCAAAAAAACAGGGAAAAAAACGTCTCATTTTGGTGAGAGGATGGCCGAAACCCCTTCCACGGGCCTTTTTTGAGAATTGTGGCGCGTGTGGACAAGACTGGGGCCACCAGTCATCCCAGAAAACCCCTCAAAATGACGTGCGAGCCGGGGCCATTTCGCGCCAGGCAACGGAGAGATCCTTAAGGTGTCGTGGTGTAAACGTGTCGTTTACTGGTGCGGGCGATTTTCCCAGATTTCTCTCCTCCAAAATGTCCTAAACACCCTCTGCTCACACACCCCTTCACCTCCATAATATAGAAGAAACACTCAAAAAGGGAATATATAAAAAGATTACACAAAGAAGAATAGATGTTGCAGTATGGAAAGGAAAAGAACTACCTGGGGGAATGCCACAGCATAGCTGTGATTTCTCTAGAAAAAACTTTTTGAAACCAGTTCGCATTTTAGTTTTTGAGTGTATTCCTGGAATCGTAAGAGTACGCCAAACGCGACATGCCCGTTGAAAGGTCACCCCTCGCACACTCCGGTGCATCCCGCGCCAGACAAGACGTGCGTTTAACAGCATGCCGTCGACTCATGCTGTTCGCTGTGTGTATAAGGAAGCATTTCGAGCGACTTTAAAAGGGCTCCAACACCGCCCGCTCGCACACCCGTGGCGTCATCGGGGTGTCTTCCTACCCCGAAATGACGCGATTTTTACCCCCATGTAATAATTAGCGTGTGCTTAACATCGCAGTCACCCAGCCAATCATACAATCATGCCACGGCACCCGGCGCATGTCGTGTTTGGCACCGTCTCGGACCAGTGGGGTGCCCGGTTATTGTCAGAGCCGATTTTGGGGCGCGTCAATCTGCAACTTTTTTTAACGATGCGTGGTGTATATGCGCGTAGCCGACCTCTTTTCCGGCATTGGTGGGTTCACAGTCGCTCTGGACGTGTTCGAAGACGTGGAGACGGTGACCTACTGCGATATAGACGGTCGATCGCAAGCCATCCTCAAAAAGCACGTGGACCAGGGTACCCTCCCCAAGGCACCGATCCACAATGACGTCTCCACGCTCCATTTGGCACCGGGGAGCGTGGATATGATCGTCGGCGGCTTTCCATGTACGGGCTTCTCCTGGGTTGGCTTCAGGGAGGGCATTCAGAACAAGGGGAGCAGCCTGGTCAACCAAGTGTTCAGACTGGTGCAAGAGGCGTCCCCCAAGTTTGTCCTCATGGAGAACGTGACGGCCATCACCCTCTTTCCGGAGTACAGGGACATTTGCACGGCGTTTTCTGAGTTGGGGTATAGAGTGACATGGACGTGCGTGAAAGCCTGCGACGTTGGGGCTCCCACCAAGCGGTACAGGTGGTTTGCTCTGTGCTCCAGACAAGATGTGGACCCCGGCTCGTTGACCCTCCGTCTCAAAGGGGACAACAACAAACTCCCCCTGCACCGGTGGATCGACACCGAACCGGAGAGAACCGTTCCGACCATCCCCTGGAAGAGCAAGGACCGCCTGTTCCTTCTGGGCAACACCGTGGTCCCCTCTGCTGTGCGGGTGGCGTTCGTGATGCTGTTCACCGGGCTGTCCATCGACGTCGATACGCTCCTGGATATGCGCGAGTATACCTTCCAAATCCCCTCCGCCACGGCCGTGATCTCCAAAGACGATGTTGTGGCGTCCAAAACGGGCGTATGGGATGACGGGTTTTGCTCTGTGGTCCCACCGGCGATGACCACCCGTCTCTACCGTTCATTGAATCTCGTGCTCGATCCGGGTTCGTGGGTGACGGACAAGCCCAGGATGCATTCGTCGGCCCACCAAACACCTTCCCCCCTCATTTCCCACAGGGTCAACTTACCCCTCTGGGCGACACCCAGGTGCCAAATGGGCTGTAGCAATTATCTCAGTCGACGAACCAAAACGGATTTGAGGACTCAGATACGATTCGAACAGAATACGAGGGATAAGGCGGGGTACATCAGCCCCGAGTTTGTGGAATGGTTGCAGGGGTACCCACAGGGCTGGACGGCATTTCAGGTGGAGGAATGAATCCGCTTCGCTTCCTCGAGCGACATCAGGGGTTTGTGCAGAAACATGTTGACGGCATTGTGCACCGTCACCGTCCACTCGAAGAGGCTTTCACTCGAGCGAAGGACCTCCTCGGTGAGCCTGTAGGTACCGCTGTTGAGGATGGCCGTGTACTTCACCTGACAGCTGAGGCAGGGCACAGAGTTTGCAAAGTTCCTGTACCACTGCATCACGTCCTTCTTGGAGATGGTACGAGGGTTGTATTCGACTGCAAAGGCATGGAAACGACGCCACAGTGGAGGTCCCCATTTCTCTGGTGGTGTGGACATTTATAGGATGGGAGGTGGATATTTTTTTCGAGTTTTTAAATGAATGCTGCTGACAGATGAGCGAATCCACCGCATCCAGTCACCAGATTCCTCGCAGCCCCGAACGCGCGGCGGTCGTGGAGATGTTGGTGAAGAAGCTCGGGTACCCTTCGTTCTCGGGCTCGTACGGGAGTGTATGGAACATCACCATGTCAACCACCTGGAAACGAGCCATCACACGGGTCATGTTGGCAGCAAGAAACACGACCGTCGTCTCCTTGCCATCAACATCCTCCAAAATAGCCATTAAAATCCAACAGAAGAACCCGTCAGTACCGATCAATGAGCAACGAGCAATGTGGGACGACGAGACGCAGGCCCACGAATCGTTGCACCATATACCCTTTGTTCCCAGGCTGTATCTTGCTGCGACGGTGGGGTGCCATCACGTCACAGTCATGCAACACGTCCCCGGAACCCCCGTGGAGTACCTGGATGAGGTCAAACCTGGTGTGTACCACGGCATCGAGCAGGCCGTGCGACACATGTGGAAAGCGGGGTATGCCCACGCTGATCTGCACAGTTACAACGTCCTGGTGACCAGGTATGGCAGCGTGTACATCATGCATTTCGGGTCGACAGTCCGTCTTCCGGATCGTGTTCGCAACGAGGTGATGGACATGGACGATGTGGACGTGGAGACGGTGTGGGATACGGTCGTCAGCCCGTGTGTCCCCGCTGCCAACTCATGGTACACCGAGTACACCCCGATCCAGGAATGATGTGATGACGAAATTTTATATCTGCCTTGATAGATAACAAATGGACCCAGGACATTCCATAGACGCATCGAATGATCTGCGAGGCATCACCCATAAGCTCAGCAAGACCGACTATCTGAGGTCATGGAACTCGGATGCCCACACCTCGCCACAGGTTGTCACCGTGCCGTGGCTTCCCACCCACACGGAACGTCCTCAGAGCGTGAAGAACCCGGCCCTGGAGCAGGAATGGGTGCTCAACCCGGTCCGCCCGGACTCGTTGCCGGATAGCATTGTGGACGCCAGGGGACCACAGAGCATCATTGGCATGTCGACGAGGCAGGGTAACAGGATTGCGTGCCGGAAGTGATGCTGATCGTCGCAAAAATTATATCTCAAACATCCTATAATGGAAGTCCTTCTCGTAGCCGGACTTGGATTATTGGGCTGGTCGCTCAGTGCTCCAGGCAAAGACCACAGAGCCCAGTATACGCCTCCTGTACACCTTCGCGATGATGAGTACCCTTTCGATCCGGACATGTCGAACACGTTGCTGGACGAGGACACCAGGCGAATCAAAGAACACGTCAGGAAATCCAAGGCAAACATCGATGCATGGCGTCATGGACCTTTCCAAGCCGACGACCGAACGGCCTCTGTCGACACGGATAGGAAACTGGACCTGTTCACTGGCACCAACCAGACCTCTTGGAAACACAAGGAAACCTTCCAGCCCCTCTTCGAGCCGGACGAAAAGAGGACGTACGTCACCAGTGGCGGCAAGTCCGGTTCCAAACAGACCATGTACAACGAACGCGATTACACCGACAGGAACGTCTTTATTGGCAAGATGAACAACGTGCTTCCCTTTGAGCAGCAGCAAGTGGGTCCCGGACTTGGCTACGACCCCAACGTTCCATCTGCCGACGGGTTACACTCGACGTTCCGCGTGATGCCCACCCATGCGATGAATGAGCACCGGATCAACCAGTTGCCCGGTCGGACGGCCTCTGGAGCTGCCATTGTCACGCACGGCAGCAAGCGGTACGACGAGTTCCACCAGAAAACGCCGTCTCTGGTCAACCACACGCCCAACATCGGTCCGGGCAGGGCTTCGTTCCAGGGCCAGCGCATCAACCCCACCGTGGACCACAAACCCACCAAATCGGAGGGTATGAATACGCACGAGTACACGGTGACGACCTCTGGTGCCACCTACCACAACGCCGGCACCCAGACCAGGGCAGCCATGCACACGCAGAAGGAGCAGCTGGACGGACTGCCGACGGTCAGAAACGGTGCCGTGTGGGCCCATGCGACGTACGACGGGTGTGGAGCCAATTTGCGAGACCTGAAGGCTGGCACGTTGTCATACAATCCGGATGATCTGTTTACCGGCGCCATGTCTTCCCACGCCAGGGGACCCGCGCAGGACACGTCGTTCGTGATGAAACCCACAACACGATCCTCTGAAACACCGTATATGACCGGTGGAAAGGCTGTGAATGCCGTGGGGACGGTCCGTTCGGAGCGCGTGGAATCCTCGAATGCCAGGGAACTCCAGAGCTGTCACAACACGGGGGCATCGTCGCATCTCAAGGGGGCCACGAGACAGGCCGCCTACGTCATGGGACCAGGCAGGGAGCAGGAGAACGTTGTCCAGCACGGCGCGCTCCAAGGGGGTGGCACGTACACTTCTGACATCCCCAAGACGACGAATAGGAAGCACAAGACGAATGTGTACGATACCATCACCGCTCCTCACGGTGGCCATGCTCCATTCGCCATCCAACGGGAATCCCCTGGCGAAATCACCCTCAGCCGTAAGGTCCCAAGCGTCAATCCCAGGAACCTCCCGCAAAACATGGGCTTGGGTTTGGTGTGTGTTGAGGATTCGTAGACACTTAAAGGAGTTGCGGTGCAGAATGAGTCACCGACCACCATGGCGAATCCCAAGGATACCACCAAGAAAAACACCCCCACAGGCTCAGCAGCAGACCCCGTGCAGGATGAGTGGCAGAAACGCACGGCCACGTGGGAGGATGCTGCCCAAGCGCAGGGATTTGTAAAGCCAGGCGAGCACATCGACCCGTCCAAGATTCGGATGGAGGTGGGTCCCCCGATGACTGCCGAGCAGTTTAAAGTTTGGATGGACCAGCGTAAAGAAATGATGAAAAAACTTTCTGAGTAAAGGGTACAGATGTTCTTCAGGTCCAATATCGCCAACTATGCTCTCTACGCCGCTCTCCTTGGGGGTGTCGCCGTCCTGGTCTACTTCCTGGTGACCAAGCTTCTCAACAAGGGAGACAAGTACGATGAGGAGGAGGGTTTCTTCGGGTTCTTCGACAAGAAGAAGGGAGAGAACTACGACGAGGATGAGGAGGATGATTACGACTACGAGGAGGAGGATGAGGATGATTACGAGGATGAGGACGACGAGGATGATTACGAGGACGACGAGGATATGGAGTAAAAACAGCAATTTCGATAACACGTGTGGTGGTGTAAAAAGCCTTCATTTTTGGATAGTCTTTCGATGAGACCATGCAGAAATGGATGGGTATAGGTATATTACTTCTTGTGGTGCACGTTGTAGGTGCCCTGTTTGGAAGAAGGTGAGATGGTGGTCTTGGGCGAGAGCATGACCTGTGCGGTGTTCTTCACAAAGGTGACGAATGACCCTTGGGGTTGTCTCGCGTGTGCACGTTGTGGATTGGTGGTCATGTCTTTTTGTTAGATATTTAGATCTTCTTGGAGGCGACCGGGGCCTTGGTGGTGGTGGTGGTGGTGGTGGTGGCGGCGGCGGGGGTG